TATTCCAAGTATTGAAGAACTAAACAAAAATTTTAACACTTATAGCACATTTAGTAAAAGTAGTGTATACAAAGAGCATTTTAGCGAGGATTTAAATACTTATGATTTAAACATTCTGGAAACAACAAATGGAACAATTATTTTTGTAAATGATGTTATAAATTATGATGACTCAATTGAAACTATAAAATTAAAATTCATAGCTCATTACAACTCTATTGTAAATGAAGATGAAAAAATTTGCTTTGAAGAACTATATATGTATGGATTAGTAGAACACATATACAGTAGCCAAGACTTATTTAATACATTAACTAATAACAACAAAATAGAGTTAACACATTCAAATATTATTAAATATTTGGCAAATATTTATGAAAATGAAATTATATTGACTAGCTTACAGTCTAATAGAACAGATGATACAACAAAAGAAACATATAGTTATGACGATTTGACTAAAATCACATTAACAACATTTAAAGAATATATAGCATTAGGACAAAGCGTATTAAATAAAAAGCTAGACTATATAGTTAATCCCTATTATTATATTAATGTTGGCGCATCCAGTCAATTAAGCGACAATATTAGTACAAATAATTCCAATTTATTATTTGAATATAATATATATAATAATAGTCTCAACATATGTTTAGCAAGTGATTTTTTCAAGCTTAAAAAATCTACTATAGACGAAGAGTCAATAGTAAAGTTGTATTATGTGTTTTTATATAAAAATAATATACTTAATAATGCTAACTTTTATTCACAAAAAATAAATTTAATAAAAGAAACAAATGCTATATTAAGTAATATTAATTTAGACAACAAAAACAAATTAATATATTTATTAAATTCAATTAATAATGTATCAGAAGAGCTAAATTATAGTAATAAGGGTGTTAATTATATTAATTTAAACATAAATAATAATCTTGATTCGAATATTTCATTGGAAACAATATTTAAATTGTTTCATAGTTCACTAAACTATCCTTTAATCAAATATAATCCTGGTAAAAAACTAGAAAATATATATAGAATATTTTGTTCTAGTGCTAGTAAAACTAATAAATATCCTTTATTAAGTAAAACATTAATATTAAAGTATGCTAGGTCTTTAGGAAAAACCAACACCATTAGTTTTTATCTCTCTTCAACAGAGGAAGACTTTACAAAAAATGTAGATGAGTTTTATATAGTATTATATGAGTCTGGATTAATAAATATTAATTTGGGATTAAAACAAATAACTAGCCTTGAGCTAATAAATAATTTAATACTTAATGGTGTAAATCCAATTATTAAATTCATAAAAAATTTAGTAATCAGCACTAGTATTGATTTATTTACTAATTTAAAAGCTAGTAACGTTCAAATCAATTCTCTCAATTATGCTTGCGCTATTAACATAAAAGGTGATTTAACTATTGAACCTATTGGGAACTCAATATACTTATTGTTTAATATATTAAGTCAGAAGAGCAATGAAATAACAATGCGTTACAAACATGTATCGAATTTTAATGTGATGGATTCGGAAGAAGCATTTGTATTAGAATTGATTAAGCAAGAATATAGTGATGGATTAATTTTAGCAAAATTACAAGAAAACTTTAAATTAACAATTGAAAATGCGAAGTTAAAGCTTGTGAGTGTTTATAATTCACTAAAATTATTAACTTCCACATTTAATTCTAAAAAATTAGTAATAAAGAATAATCCAGGCTTTAAAACAGTCTTTAAAAAGACAAGTGCTTCTATTCTCTCTATTAGTGTAGAAAATATTGACGCTATTTATTATTTAGATCACATTCCCATTTATTTAGACTCACTAGTTAAAATAATATATAATTTGATAAATGAAGAACAAGAAAAAAATGTACGTGAATTAACTGGTGCTATAAATCTTGATGAAACATTAGAAGAAGCCAATTTTAAAGAGGTTGAAACTAGCGAAATAATAAATAGAAAAATGAACGCATTATTAGAAAATGATGAAACTACTATGTTTGAAGAAGACAATAATATTTTTGGACTTTTAACTTATGATGATGAAGATGATGAAGAAGATGACAGTGAAGAAGATGAAAGTGAAGACGATGAACGTGAAGACGGAGAAAACGAAGATAGTAAAGAAGATAGTAAATATATACAAAAACAACAACTAAAACCAATTGAAAAAACTACAAAAACACAGGGCAAAAAAATTAGTACTATTAATGAAAATGAAGATGAAGAAAATGAAGATGAAGATGAAGACGAAGATGAAGACGAAGATGAAGACGAACACAAAGATGAACACGATGATGATGAAGACGAAGACGATGCTCAAGACTTAAATGAAGACTTAAACGAATACGAAGACATAAAAACTGAAGTAAAAACTACCACTAGCGAGTCTAAAAAACCAAATATAAAAGCAGATGACACTACAGTAAAAGTAAAAGAAAAATCTGAAAAAAGCAATCCTATTTTAAAACGATTAATTAATAGAGAACCTAAACTATTTGCTACTGAAAAAAATTCTTTATTTGAAGAATATTCTAGATTATGTAATTGGAATGTTAAAAAGCAGCCAGTTATATTAACACAAGAAGAAAAAGAATATATAGACGCAAATCATCCCGGTTCTTATAGTGAAAGTTTTGAATATGGAACACAAGATAAAAAATATCATTATATATGTCCGCGTTATTGGAGTTTAACGGAAAACACCAGTTTAACACAAAAAGAAGTAGACAGCGGAGACTATGGAACACTTATTACAAAAAAAAATAAAGATGGAAAATATGATGGAACAATAATAGAATTTACGGATGCTAAACATCACATTGATGAAAAAGGTAAGTATGTAGAACATGTTCCTGGGTTTTTAAAAGATAAACATAATAGAAATGGCTTTTGTCTTCCATGCTGTTTTAATAATAATATATCAAAAACTAAAGAACAAGTAAAAAGACGTAATAAGTGTATAAATGTTACTACTCAACCTACTAATAGTGAAGACAAATTATATTTAAATTATATTTTAGGTCCAGATAAAACATTAGAAAAAAATAAGCTAGGATTTCTTCCTATTAGAATACAAAAATTTTTACAAGTTGATAATGAAAAATGTGTAACAAAAAAAACACCAAACACTCTTAAAAAGAATTATCAGTGTTTTTTACGTTATGGTGTTGAAACTAGCAAAAATCAGTCTTTTATTGCTTGTATTGCCGATCTTTATTGCACATTAGTTTATAATAATACAAAAACAATTAGTATTAATGAAATGAAAACAATAATAACAAACGCATTTAATATTGATGACTTTATTAAATACAATAATGGAAATTTACCACATATATTTAGCTCTAAGAATTTTAATGAGCTAATAGATAATATAGACATAGAAACTTATAAGTCTTCTAATTTATACAGCAAATTTTCTAGTAGTCCATCTAGCATAATATTATTTAAAAAAATAATAAACAGTTTTACCAATTTTAAAGACTATTTAAACAGTTCTAATTTAATAAATTACACATATTTATGGGATATTATATGTAAAAGTAATCCGCTGCTTTTTCCAAATGGAATAAACTTAATTATTTTAGATATAACAAATGAAGACATTACAGACAATGTTAAAGTGTTATGTCCTAAACAAACTTATAGCACTGAGTTTTTAGATATTAAAAAACAAATATTATTGTTAATTAAAAATGATGAAAATTATGAGCCCATTTATTTAATAAATGATAATGTTAGTTATTCTATTACAAAATTTTTTAGCTTTATAAATAAAGACCCATTTTTCAAAAATTTTACAATAATTTTGTATAATATTAAAAATGCAATCAATAAATGTAATAGCACAATAGATAAGAGTGTTAGTAGCTCATACAATTTTAAACCAAATATAAGCGTAACTAGAATTATTACTATTCTTTTAAAATTAAAATATGAAATAACATATCAAGTGGTTGACTATTCAAATAAAGTTATTGGACTATTAATAGTTGATGCTAATAGTTATATTGAAAATGAAAGTAAAAGTGAAAATGAAAGTGAAGAGTTGAGAGAACATGGCTTTATACCTTGTTATCCATCGGCTATTTCATCGGAATATCCAGATATTCCATATAAGTTAATAGATGATCTTACTGAAGATGATTATAACGACTACAATAATACTAAACAATTATTAGAAAAAATATATAACTTAAGTAAGCAAGAAATTATATGTAAGCCATTATATAAAATAGATGATTCTAACTCTATTATAGGAATATTAACATCAGGCAATCAATTTGTTTTGATTTCATATCCAGAAATGAATAATGATGATGAATTGGAAGTAATACAAAATAAAGACTATTTATTTGTGGATAAACAAATAGCAACTTCTAACACACAAGATAATGAACGTATTAATACCGTTAATAATATTAAATTAGAAACACTATTTTACAATAATTTCAAAAATACGTTTAAAAAAGTGTTAAACATGCACAAGCATAGTATATATAAAAATGTATTGAAAAAAATTATTAATACAAATTCGTTAGTATTTTTGGATAAAATAGAACAAATTTACAATATATTAAAAGAAGTTGGGTCTCAATATATTATTTTTGCTAATTATGATTCTAAAATACTTAACTCAATTAAAGAATTATCTTTGTGTTTAGACGATGAAGAGTGTAATACAAATTATTGTATGAAAACTAATGATGTTTGCTCTTTAATTGTTCCAATTACCAATCTAATAAATAATGAGTCAAATGAAATATTATATTATACGCGATTAGCTGATGAATTTGTGAGATATAATAAATTCAAAAAATTTATTTTTCAAGACAATCAAACTTTTAGTTACGGTTCTACCAACTACAATATTTTAGACAATGAACTTTTATTATTTCAATCATCATTAACGTTAGATTATTTTACTAATGTTATAACAAATAGCACTAACAATTTTAATGAAACATTTGATACTTTGGGTTATTATAATAGTAAAAAATTAAACACTCTTAAAAAATTAACAATTGTTCCTATTCCAAAAAGTAATACACAAAAAGACATAATAACTATTTTACAAACTCCTAAAACACAGTCTGAATTGCTATCGGAAAAAATTGAGAACAGAAAAAGAGAAGAAAAGAGAGAACAAGAAGACGAAGGAGAACAAGGAGAACAAGGAGAACAAGGAGAAATGGAAGAAAAAGGAGAAATGGACGAAAAAGGAGAAATGGACGAAGAAAAAAAACGAGAACACTATGATAAAACATATGTGGAATATATAGAAGAAGACCATGAAAATAACACGTCTATTCAATTATTAGATAAATATATTGATAAAACACATAATTGTGTTATAAGTAAAAATGTAATAGCAGAAGGCATTCATACTAATTTTAAGATAATGGTTTATCAATTGATGTTTGATATAACTAATAATATTTGTTCTTTTCAAATAATTTTAATGCTAATAAAATATCACACGAAAAATGATAGTTTACTAATTCTTGATTTAAAGAATAAATTAATACAGTTATATACTAAACACCCAAACATTGAAACATTATATTATATATTATTGAAAAATAATAAAAAAAGTAACATGCAAAAAGTTATAGATGGACTAATCAAAATGGAGGATTACATAACTAGTGATGAATATTATGTAACCTTTATAGATATATATTTATTATCTAAAGAATATGATTTACCAATAATATTTTTATGTAATACAGCTATTGATATATCTATTACCAATAGCACAGAAATCAAGTATATAATATGTAATATTAATAAAATAAATGATGATTATTATTTTTTAAAAGTTCCAAGTGTGTATTCGCGTGATAAAAAACATAACTATAAGCTTATGTTTAATAATCAGTCTTTTATTTTTAACATAAACACTGATTTACAAGATTCACAAAGTTACAAATTATATAGTAATTTGAAAAAACATTTACAATTTTATACTGATGTATTGGCTGATTTTATAAATAATTATAATATAATAAAAGCAACTAATACAGTATATAAACAAAAAAAGTTAAAGAAAAGTGTTGCTGAGGCAAACGCAGAAGAAGCAGAAGAAGCAGCACAAGTAATAGAAGCAGCACAAGTAATAGAAGAAGAACCAGAAGCAGCACAAGTAATAGAAGAAGAACCAGCAATAGAAGCAGTAGAAAAGGAACCAGCACAAGTAATAGAAGCAGAAGAACCAGCACAAGTAATAGAAGCAGAAGAATCAGCACAAGTAATAGAAGCAGTAGAAGAGCCAGTAGAACCAGCACAAGTAATAGAAGCAGTAGAAGAAAAAGAACCTAAACCTGAATCTGTTCCTGTTCCTGTTCCTGAACCTGATGTTATTATTGAAAATGTTCCTGAACCTGTTCCTCAACCTAACAAAACACGCAAAAATAAACGTTGCCCTAATGGAGAGAGACGCAATAAAATAACAAAAAAATGTGAAAAAATCAAATAAAAAAATTATTTTCAAAGTTCAAGGAGTAACGTTATTAACAAGTGCAAATGTTTTACTGTCTGGTACTTCGCATTTTATTATAATATTGAAGGATTTCAAAATTATAATAAAAATAATTCTAATAAATTATGTAATATTAAGTAAGCATACCTAGTTTTAATTTAACGTTTATAACGTTTACTTCTATGCCTACGCGTTTTTTTGCCTCTTTTCTTTTTATGTTTTTTAGTATGTTTTTTGTTTTTTTTGGTGCCGCGACCCATATCCAGATCAAATGCCAATGCGTCTGATACTGCGTTGCTGGCAGTATTTGTGGCGGCTATATTCACTGTTTCAGTTTCCAGTTTACTAACTTTGTTTTTTAGAGCAGTTACTTGTTGTTGTAATGTAGCTATCTGCTTTACGAGCACTTGTTCTTTTTGTGTATCTGATGCCTCCGCCACCTCTGCAGCTCTCTTCTTAGCCATCTCCTCCTCCTCCGCAATCGTTGCCGGCAGGAACTGGACTCTGCGATTCGACTTATTTGAACGTGACATTTATATTATAAGTAAATATTATAACTAAATATTAAAAGTAAATATTATAACTAAATATTAAAAGTCTAATTCGTAGTCTTCACTTGTTCCCATAATGACTGGTTTAATACTAGAAATTGATGACTCGATTAGCAAATTATTTTTATTACATTCATCATTAGAATCTTCTTTTAATTTATTTAATAATTCATCTTGGTCTAATTCTTCATCTAAGCCATTTTCTGTGTCCTTGGGTTCTGGTTGGAATGACATTAATACATCATTATTTACCAAAACTTTAAAACAGCTTGTTCCATAATATCCTTCTTGTCCGCACATAATATTGGCTGAAACGCCTTTCATATTATCTAATTCACCGTGTTTGGCGGCTTTTAAAAACATCTCAGGTGTTTCTTCAAACGACGCTTTGGCTATTGCGCCAATATCATCATTATTAATGCCATGTCTAAAAATAGACACCATTTTATCGTTACAAGTCATTCTATCAGCTAACATAGTTAAATGGTGATAGTTAATATATGTGCTATCAAATTCAATCACTTCCGAAAACTCATCAAATATGCTTTGTCGAGCAGCTTCTATGCCAAATATGTTGTAAATTTCAATAATGTGATTACATGTTGTTCGTGTTTTATCTACAAAATCAAGAGCTAATATATCTAGTAAGTTAGTTCCTAATGTATCTAATACCCATAAATCTTTTTTCACATATTTAGTATCTACTTCTTCAAAATTATCGCTAATTTTGCGTAAAAATACTTTCTCAATATTTTTCACTCCTCGTAAAATAAGGTTGTCTAACAATTCATTTTGTAAATTTTTAAGTAAATAGATTTCATCACTTTGGTCTAATGACTCCAATACGCTTTTATTCTTCTTTTTCTTTAGCGCTTGTAAATTTTTGTTAATGCGAATTCTAAAAATTAGTTTATCCGAATTATAATCATTATACATACATGTTAAATTGCTATAGCTAGTCATTAGCGCATAATGAACGTCATCCATGCTAATGTTTTTATCTAACATTTCTACTTTATTTAAAGCTAGACGAATAATCCATTTTGATTTTTCTTTAGAGTCAGTGTGACTACTATTACATTCATCTAGCAATTTCTCAAATTCATTATATTCTTTCATTAACTCAACATCTTCACCAATTAACGTATTTAAATCGTCGGGATCAAAACAAATTTGAACCGACTCCACAATAGATCGTAATTTAGTATTTTCTAGTTTTGATACATATTCTTTTACTTTAACTTGATCGTAACTGTCTGGCTTATGTAAATAAATAGAGCACGATAAACTTTTTGGATTATCGCTTAAAGACAAGATTTCCTCAATCCGTGGAACACCACGAGTAACATTTGATTTTGACGCAACACCCGCAAAATGGAAAGTGTTTAATGTTAGCTGTGTTGTCGGTTCTCCAATACTTTGCGCGGCAATCATTCCCACCATTTCACCTGGCGCTATTAATGCTTTTTTATAACTATTATTTAGCATACTCATCAATAGTTCAATGGATTTACGTGTTAGTCGTTTATGCATTAGCAGCTCTTTTGGTGTTAAATAATAATAATATAACACTTTGAACAGTTCATTAGGCTTACAATAATTTAACATATTAAGTTTTTCAAAATTAGATTCAATAATTTCAAATACATCTAATGGGGTAATATCAATTATAACATTTTCTTCTTGATTACCCGCAATATTATTAATAATATGTGTAAATGATACAGGCATATTTACCGATGGTTTATATAAGCCATTAAATACTTTAGCAATAACATCTTCGCGTGCTTGTAATAGCATAGTAATGTAGTATAGACATTTTTTATCGAGTTCTGGTTTTTGTTTCTTAAATTTACTATATGCTTGTTTGGTATATAATGTGCTATATATTGAATCTTTTGAATAATCATTTGGCATCTGATAATGTCCGTATATTTCTTCAATAGTCATATTCACAAAAGGGACTGGTTGTGACTCAACTTTAATAGGGTCAAAATTGTCTGTTCCATAACTATATTGAATAATCTTATTCTTATTATTACGAACAGTCATATCATAATGAACCATTAAATCTTCTAGACCTTTGATTAGTCGTCGCTGAATATATCCAGTTTGACTTGTTTTACATGCTGTATCAATTAAACCAACACGACCACCCATAGCATGAAAGAAGAGCTCGTCTGGATTTAAACCTCCAATAAATGAGTTTTCTACGAAACCGCGCGCATTTGGCGAATCATTATACTTTGTATAATGTGGTAATGTTCTATCATCAAAACCATACGGAATGCGTTTTCCATCTACATTTTGTTGTCCTAAACACGAAATCATTTGCGAAATATTTAAATCACTTCCTTTTGAACCAGCATTTACCATTGTGACAAAACGATTGTTGTCATTCAAGTTTTCGCGCGCAATTTTGCCTGCTTCAAATGAGGCTTTGTTTAAAATATTATTAACTCGTGTTTCAAATTCAACCACATTTGTTCGTCCTGTTTTGTTATCAAAAATACCTAAATGTGTTTCATCTATTAATGTTTTTACTTCCGCTTTTTTCTTATTAATAGTGTCATTAATTTTATCATTTGTTTCTTTATTTGCTATAAGATCGCTAATTCCAACACTAAAGCCGTGATTTTTCATATATTCAGTTACAACATCTTGTAAATTGTCTACAAAATCACGACATGCCTCTACATTATAATCATTATAAATTCTATGAATTAATCCACGTGTTGTATCACTTAATACGCTTTTTTCAATATGTCCACGAACAATAGTTCCCCTATTAATTTCTAATACATTATTAGAGGTGTTATAATCCTCGCCAGCATCATTAAAACGTTTTGTCTTATATTTTAATGTAATATTTGGAATAATTTGACTTAATAAACTAAAACTGGTTTGGTTTTCATCAGCAAAATTTATATTTTTCAAATTAATTGTCTTAAGATGTGCTAATAAGTTCATAGCAACTCGCGGATTAAAAGTAATCGCTTCTCGGGTAAATAAATAGGTGCTTAATAAAGAGTCTTGAAATATACCAATAATTGGTTTGTTATTTGCCGGACTTACAATATGATATTTTACTGCGGCTAAATGTTTTAATTCAATTTCAGACTCATCGTCTTGTGGCATATGTAAATTCATTTCATCGCCATCAAAATCCGCATTATATGGTTTAGTATCACCAACATTCATTCTAAATGTATCTCCTTTATACATTATTTTAGCAATATGACACATCATAGACATTCTATGAAGAGTTGGTTGCCGATTAAATAAAATAGCATCACCATCTAACATATGACGATGAACGATGTCGCCTGGTTCTAAATTGATTGAATCGCGGTCAACATAGCGCAAACTAATACAATCGCCGTTTTTCCTTTCATAAATTTTAGCACCAGGATAAACATCTGGTCCATTAAGAACTAACTTGCGCAAATAATTCTTATTTTTTAATGTTACACATATTGGTTTTGTTAAATTCTTTGCTATTTTTAGTGGAATACCAAGCTGGCTAATCGACAGATTTGGGTCTGGAGTAATTACAGAGCGCGCACTAAAATCAACACGTTTACCCATTAAATTACCTCGCACACGTCCGGTTTTACCATTTAGACGCTCTTTAACCGCTTTTAATGGGCGTCCTGATCTTTGTGCCACGGCAGCAACACCTGGAATTTTATTATCAACTAATGTCGCAACATAATATTGTAATACAGTAGTCCAATCATCAATAACATTTGGGGGAGCATTTTGCTCTAGCTTTTCTTGTAATGTTTTATTTGCCTTAATAATATTAATAATAATATGAGTTAAGTCATCTTCACTGCGTTGCTGTGCATCATGTTTAATAGATGGTCTTACTTGTGGAGGTGGAATTGCTAATACTTGACAAATCATCCATTCTGGTCTAGACCATTGTGGACTAAATCCCATAAAATTAACGTCTTCATCCGAAATCTTTTTGAAAATCTTTAACATTAATTCTGGAATAATTTTCATAGTCATTTTTGAGTCTTCTGTTTTAAACTCATAGCCTTTTAATTCTTCTTCTTTTTCATTCCATTCAGCAATAATAGTTGCTAAGCCTTCCTTTTTTAGCTTTGGTTGTAAGCACCCACAACCATTATGCGAGTCTTCTCCGCAACGCCGTTTTTTGCTTGCTAATGAAAATACTTTGTTCCAGCGTTCGTCCGCATTTAAATTTAGCAAATATTTATATTTTGCTTTATCTATCAAAATTTTACCACATTTAATACATATACATCTACTAATTTTCATAATAGTTGATAAATATTGAATATAAAATACTGGACGCGCCAAATTAACGTGACCAAAATAACCGGGGGTTTGAATATAGTCTAATCCGTCGGTGGGGCAAATCATTCCTGGGTCTAAAACACCCATCCGTGGATCAAATAATCCACATAATACTGGTTTATTATTAATATGTGTATCTCTATTTGTAATTTCTACAACAGAGGCTTTTTGAATTTCATGAGGACCTAATATACTAAATTGAATACCAATAATTTTAGAAGGTCTCTTATTTTCAAAGTCCGTCATTCTTTTATAATAGTTAAATAATATTTAAATTGTATTATTAATCAATTTTATAATAAAAATTACAATTTTATAATTTTATTTCCATTTTATTTAAGACTATTTAAGACTATTTAAGACTATTTAAGACTATTTAAGACTATTTAAGACTATTTAAGACTATTTAAGACTATTTAAGACTATTTAAGACTATTTAAGACTATTTATTTTAGTATTATATAATTGTTATAAAATTGAATACTTAATATTAATTATTAACTTATAATAATTAATATGTCTTCATATACTCATAAATATAATACTAGGTTAACTTCAGGAGCTATTAAGAAGCCAAAATATAGTAATACTATAATTGAAAATAATGATGACTATGAAGATGAAGACCCAGATTATGAAGAAGAAGATGAAGAAGATGAAGAGGAAGAAGACGATGAAGATGAAGAAGATGAAGAGGAAGAAGAGGAAGAAGAGGAAGAAGATAGTAACAGCAAATTTGATAAAGTAGAATATTATAAACTGTTAAATTCACTTTATCCATCAAAATATAGCTCTGCTAAAGTAAATAACGAGTTAGAAAAAAACAAAGATACAAATCTATTTAAGAATTTTGTTTTAAGAAATGCTATGTTTTTAAAACCGCAGGCTAAATTATTAAAAACAATTGCTAAAAATAACTTACATAAACGATTTAAAGACCAAAAAGCAAGCGGTAAAAATGTTATTATTATAAATATTAAAAATAATGAAGAAGGCGATGAAGAAGGCGATGAAGAATGCGATGAAGAATATGAGGAGGAATATGATGAGGAACAAGGTATAGATGAAGAAGACGAAGAAGACGAAGAATACGAAGAAGGCAAAAAAGATGAGACCAAAAAAAATAAAGTAGGCAAAGAAAATGAAGCCGAACTAAAAATTTCTAATAAAAATTACAGAGTCTTTTCTAAGATTTTACATAATGAAGATAAAGAGGCAGACTACTTTAAAAAATGCTTATCAAATCATAAACAAGAAATTGTTATTGAAAAGCTACAAGAATTACAAAATTTAACAACAATCGATAAACCATATTTGTTACATTTAGTAGACCTTGATATTCCTAATGAATATAAAGCGTGTGCTTTACGAAAAATCAATATTATGCGTTCTATGGGTGGTGGTTTTGGAAATAGTGAATTTTATAAAATTAAATCATGGGTAGATGCCTTTTTGAAAATCCCTTTTAATAAATATAATAATTTACCTATTAGTTTTGCTGATGGTATTGATAAGTGTCATGACTTTATGGAATATACAAAAAAAACATTAGACAGTGTTGTATATGGGCTTGAAGATGCTAAAATTCAAATTATGCAAATGGTTGGACTATGGTTAGTAAATCCAAATGCGATTGGTTGTGCTATTGCCATTAAAGGACCACCAGGCACAGGCAAAACCACATTAATTAAAGAAGGTATCAGTAAAATTTTAAACAGACCATTTGCGCTCGTCGCATTAGGTGGTTGCGGAGATGCCGGATTTTTAGATGGATTTGATTATACATATGAAGGTAGTAAGTATGGCAAAATTATTGATATATTGATTCAATGTGGTTGTATGAATCCTGTTATATTATTTGATGAATTAGATAAATTAAGTGATTCGTTTAAAGGACAAGAAGTCACTGGTGTATTAACTCATTTAACAGATAGTACTCAAAATACTAAGTTTAGCGACAAATATTTTTCAGAAATTAGTATTAATATGTCTAAAGCACTCTTCATATTCAGTTATAATGATGAAAATGCTGTAAATAATGTGCTAAAAGACCGAATGTATAAAATTGAGACAAAAGGATATAAAACCAAAGAAAAACTTATTATTGCTAAAGAGCATTTATTACCAAAAATTAGAGATGAAATCAAGTTTGACTGTTCAACCATTGTTTTCAATGATGAGCTGTTAGAATACATTATTAATGATTTTACAGAAAAAGAAGATGGTGTGCGCAATCTAAAACGTTGCCTAGAAATTATTTATAAAAAGTTAAATTTATATAGATTAATGAAGCCTAATATAAATTTATTTGAAGCTAGCGAAGGACTAAAATTAAAAACTAAACTCTGTTTTCCGTGTATTTTAACTCGAGAGATTATTGACGATTTAATTAAAAAAGAAAATACAGATAACATTCCTTATGGAATGTATAATTAATTAACTAACTTTCCAATTCCACATGAAATAAATAAATTATAGTCAAATCCATCGGTAATAATATATCCACTGTATGCTCTTATCCTAGTCTAACCATATTATTTGGTATTGTATATGTAGTTAAAACTCTAAAATCAAACCTGTATAATTCGTTATTGTTGTATTTATTCAAATCACTAGAAATAAGGTATTACTTTATATTTAAAATAGTGTTTAAATAACACAATTTCTCCATCAAGTATATCAGCTACTGAATCATTTATTATCTTTTCTTTATATAATTTTATATTATATCCAAAATCATTACGAGTTACAATATTATATAACTCTCTACATAAATAGTGATACTCTTTATCTAAAATTTGTGGACTTGTGTTATATGCATGAAATAATGCTTCTTTAATAATTTTATTCCCAGGAGAAGCACCAATAACACCTTGAAAAATTGCACTATGAACAGCAGATGAATTAACAGAAACAAAATCATAATTTTTTACAACATGTTCAATATTTGTATATAACATAGCATCACAATCCATATAAAATCCACCTCTTACATATATATAATAATACCGAAATAAATCAGCCTTATGTGGTCCAATTTTAAAAGAATTAAATTTATTAATTATATCAGGTAATTCTGTTATTGGATTATCTATAAAAAACTGTATTATATTTTCATCATTATAAAACTCATATTTCCAATCACAAGGTAATATATTTTTTATCATATCTAAAACATATGTTTCAGGGTTATTTTTATGTGTTTGGAATAATACTTTTGGAATTGGAATGTTAATCACATCTATATATTTAATATCGTGATGTGGAGAATTGTAAACATTTATATGTAAATTTTTTAAATTATATTTTATTATATAATTATCCCATAAATTATGTAAATTAGGAAAGTCATAGTCATCCATAATTAATATTGTTCCTTGTCTAGATAATCTATACGAATTTATAATATCACTATTGGCTACTTCTGTTGAATGTCCTCCATCTATATGTATTAAATCATAAATAGTATTAACATTTTGTAATGTTTTTGTGCTATCTCCAATTATTATATTTATTCTATTACCAAATGTTTCTTTCATTTTATTATAACATGGTATAGTATATGTGTGCTCTCCCAAGTCAAAGCAAGTTATGTTAATATTTGGATTAGATAAAAGCATTAACAAGGTAGAAAATCCAGAATTAAACCCAATTTCCATGACATCTTTTAAATTTTTATTTAAAACCATATTACTTATATTTTTTGTTTTGTTTAGAAAAACTTCTGTATAATTAGTTGTATGATGCAACATAAAAATATTTCCTTCTAATAATTCTCCACAATTGTTAATAATTGGTAATAAATTTATGTTAATATAATTTTTTGTCTCATTAATAGCATCCCATATAGTAAAATCTTTAATACTATTTAAAAAAATAGTCATTTTTTGTATTTTGTCTCCGTAATTTCCAGGCCCTCCTGGAAAATGATGTATAACTTTATTACTGTATATATTATTATCATTATTTACAACATAATCTTTTAAAATCTTATTATTGTATAAATTATATTTAAAAGCATTATATACTATATGTGGTTGATCGTGAAAAGCGTGTGGTCTTTTAATAATATCCTCAGTTATTTTATCAAATAATGTTTTTATTTTTTCGCAATTATTAAATAATAATATAGCACTTGTAAATCCTGATGTATCATTGTAATTAGCTAGTTCATCTCCAAATAGTGTTTTCCCGTAATAATCATGATTAACATTATTAAAGTGATGAGTAGCAACATTACCCTCTTCAAGCACATATAATATATCATCTTTGCATACATCAAATACTTTATTTATAGAATCTTTAACTATTATATCAGTATCCAGATAAAGTATTTTATTATAATTTATTATTGAAGTAAATTTAAATAAATCTAATCTTGCTTTACAAGCTTTATCAATATTGTTATAATTATCATTTATTTCAAATTTAATTTTTTCACAATTAAACAAATGACTTTGTTTAATTTTATTCATAAATGGTGTAGATGTATATACTAATATATTAGTATTAGAATCTAAATCTCCATAAATAAAGATACTTTCTAGTAAAAGAAAAAACATATCTATATATTTTTCTTGAGTAAATACACAACAAAAAATACAATTCATATTACATAATCTAATTTTTAGTGTTTATATTTAAATTAGTATAAATATGATTACTAAGTGTTAAACAATTTTTTTTGTTTTTTTAAGAATGCGACTTATAGCTATTAAATGCTTCGTATTCTTCTTGTTAAAGCTTGCGCTCTTGTGGTGCGTGCTGGTCTTACAATAGCATCTGTATATCGAGTAGTTATATTTCTCATATTTGGTTGCGTTTCAATTCCTAACTGTGCTCCTCTATAATCAGCTAAAGCATTTTGAGTATAGTCACGCATAGTTTCTTCTAATTCTTCCATACTAGTTAATGTTAATTCTATAAAAGCCGATATAGCATTAAGACCACGTCTTCCTAATTCATCTTGTAAAAATCCGGCTTCATTATGAAACTTTAGTAAATGATTAACTCTTTGTAAAACAGTGCTGCTTTGTGCTAACATAGTTAGTAATATAGATGGAATATTTTTACGCTTATACTCATAGGAGGTTGTTACACTATTTATAAAAGCTTTATATTGTGTTGATTTTAAAACAAGAATAGGAGCTATTCTTGCTATAGATTGTGCTAATTGTGCGTGGTTTTGAATTAATGTGGCTTCAATTGCTGCTAATAATTCACGTGCTCGCGCCGATACATGTCCTGCGTTAGCTTTAGCGTTAGCTTTAGCGTTTTTAGTGCGTGTTTTCTTTTTATATGGTTTTGGCATATTATAGTATAGCAAAATATAATAATATAAAAATAATAAGTCTTAACCATTAAATGTTGTCGTATAACCATGAATAATAATATCTCTCATTTTTACCATTTTTAAGATTAGAAAATTTTAAAAAAACGTCGGCATCTCTACATAAAGCAAGTAATTCTTTTTTAAAGTCAACCAACTTCGTTTTATCATAATTAGTATTGTAATAATATGGATTTTGTATTATTGCGTGTGTTAAGAATTCGCGCTTAGTAGGTACAAGTTCAAACGCACCAATAAAATAGGGCCCTTGTTTTAAATCCACTTTTTTCGGAAAAAATCCAATATAAAAATAAGTTTGAGACGAGTTAATGTTAGCAAAATCGCGCATTTTAAACATATCTTGAAACATAAATGTGGGAAACTGATTTGGAATATGAACCATCTCATAAGTCCAAGTCTTGGCCCATTCAATAACAGATTCAGGTGTTAACATTTTTAAATCCTTAGACATTGGTGCTTTAATATATTTTTCATATGAATTATAGGTAGTTAAATATTTATGTGTTAGTGTCTCATTTTGTTTATCGCTTTGTATGTCATTTTGTGTCTCATTTTCTTTTTGATTTTTTTCATAATTTTCTACAAATTTAGTTATATAGTTTTCTACATAGTTTTCATCAATATTTAATGTAAAGTTTTTTTGTTTTATAAAGTCATAAAATGATTTACTGTTTGAATCATTTTCATTGTCATTAGTATTTTCATTTAAATATACTGGATTAGCATATCTTCTTTTATATGTTAAAGAATTGCTTGATTTTGTTTTAATAGCATAGAGAGAAAAGCAATTTAGACTTACTAGCTTTAAATATATAAGAAAAAATAACTTCATATTAATAGTTAATAGCTAATTGTGTTTAATATTTAACACTATATTATATTAGTTTAATAGTTAGTTAAGATTGTATTTTAGAATGAACTATATGGTATATGCTGTGCGTAATGATGAAAGATTTGGACTTGTTATAGGTGCTGGTGGAGGTGCTACTGGTGCTTCTAATGGAAGTTGTGGATTATAAGTATCTTCCAGAGTATAATAATAGTCTAAATCCAGATGGTGTGCTATAGCATAGTCCCGTGCATTAGCTTGTGCTGTTGTGTAGGCATTAGTATTTGCCCGACTATAACGCCTAACAAGTCTAGACAATTTCAAGACTGTAAGTTTACATAATTTTAGTAATTCAACTTCAACAGGACTCCTACCTTGTTCAGTCCAATAGTTCTCAACCATTTGTAATATTGCCAATTCATTTGCGTCATCATTAGCATCTGCTATTTGTTGAGCTAATTGTGGATTTATTTGTGGAACTATTACAGGTGCTTGAACCTGCGCTCTACATAGTGGACAAGTAATTTTTGTCCTTAGCCAAGTATTTAAACACTCACTATGAAATGTGTGTCCGCATGGTGTTGTTCTTAGTGGTCCATTATTTGACATAGTGTCAAAACATATAGAACAACTATTATCTTCTTGTTTATTTTTTTCTTGTTCGCTTTTAATTCTTCTAAAAACGCGCTGACTAATTTTATGTTTTCTCTTTTTAGTAAACGAGTCTATTTTTTTTTTGGTTTCTTGTAGTTTATTAATTTTTTTAAATAAGTGTCTCATGTTTCTCTTTTTAGTAAAAATGGCTATTTTACTTTTTGTTGCTGGACTAAATGATACACTTATACTTTTGCTTTTACTCTTACTCTTACTTTTAGATTTACTTTTACTCTTAGGTTTGGGTGTTTTTGTCTTGTTACTTAAAAATCTCATAAATGGTGGCATTGTTGCCTATTTAATTATATATTATATTATAAAATATATAAAATATATAATTAAATAGTCACTTGAGTACTTGGATTATAATCAATTAATTCACTATCTAATTTGTTGGTTAAATTAGCAAACTCATTAATTTTAGCGCTAGTTAAATCAGCAAAGTCCACAATATAACGCGTATCATTTTTATTAAATGGAATAGGGTCGCCTTTAATTGCTAATGTTGGAGAGAAAAATAGATTATTATAGCTACTATTATCTTGTATAAATGAAGAAGCCGATTTATTTGTTCCTCGTCGCCTTAAATATTCTTGCTGGGTTGGTGTAATACATGCACAGCCTTTTGATGTGCTATATTCACTATTATACAGACAACATTCAGGTAAAAATTTGTTATTTTCTAATAATGGTTTTCTTGGGTCAATTGCTACATTATTATAAGATTTTAGATTTAAGCCTGTGTTTTTAAATACTTGTGAATACAGTGGGTTGTATGAAAAATTATTATATGAAGTGTCAAAATTACTATAATCTAGTTTAGTAAACGGTTCTTTATGTTTAAAACAAAGTCGTTTAAAAAAAACAAATAAATACATTATAACAAATATTGTTAGTTTATCAAAAATTAATACAAATAAAATTACTAATGAACCATATTTTATTATATTTTTTTTTAGTCTCTCATATTTAGTTCCAGGATTAGTTGTATTGATTTTTTTAGTTAATGGTTTTACCATAAGCTAATCTATATATAAAAGAACAATATAAAAGTTTTAAAAGTTTAAAAGTTTTAAAGTTTATTATATTAATTATATTTTGCAATAATTGTTTGAGGAATTAAAATAGTTTTATAACTCTCTAATTTTTTATAGCATTTATTGATTGTTACTTCACTAATTTTGCTAACATTATTAATAGCCGATTTTGATATGTTTAAATTACATGTTTGTGATACAAAATATATAATGCCTCCAGCAATAGAATGAGGAGTATTTTCTGGTATTAAATGTAATTGTTCAATCTTAAAGGCAACAAATTTACATAGATTTGTTAATTCATTATTAATACATAATTTGCTACAAAATCTCTCAATAAATGAAGTGGGAGTTGTTTTACTTAATGATGTAATATCTTCATTGATTTCATTAGTTTGTTCTAAATCATTAATAACGGAAAGCGCATTTTTACAACCTTTTGTAGCACTAGCATTATCTAAATTGAAAATATTGGCTATTTCTTTTGCTGTTCTTGGATAATTATTCATTCTACATGCTATATAAATAGAAGCCGCAATAATACCATCACGATTTAATCCTCTATATGTTTTTGTTTCGGATATTTTTTTATGAATTCTCATAGCCTCATCAATAATAATTTTGGGTATTCCAGAGTTTTGCGAAATTACAGAAATAAACTGAAATTCATCATATTGTGATTTTTCCTTATATGGCATAGCTTGCCAGTCTGTGTATCTACGGATCTTATGCATTTCGTAACTAGATTTTCCTATACACAATACTTTACAACTATATGATGATTCTCTTAATAATGGATTAATAGGCATTCCACATCTTGTTGGATCAGAGTGGTTATTATCATCATTACCATAATAACGCCATTCAGCAGAATTATCTAAATTATCTTTATAAATAACTCCACATTTATTGTTAGAACATGTTAAAAATCCGTCTTCTCCTATAAATAAACAATACTTACAATTAATACATAAACCGTCATTTTTATTTAATTCTTGTTCTTTAATATACACACATTCAAGTGTTTTATTATTAGTATTAACTTCTTCATCAAACATGGTCCACAAATTTTTATTTGAACTAGCTTTTTGTTTTATTTTTTTTGTAGTACAATTGGGTTGTAACGAGCTAATAATGCTTGATTCTTGAATCATTTAATAGTCAAATATATTTAATACTTTATTAATAAACTTATTTGTTTCAATTATTTAAATTATTTATATAATTTAAATAAATTATATTAATTATTATATATATTATATATTATTAGTAATATATAATATTAGTCTATTATGGATTTTTTATCAGATAATTTTATAGCTGATTTTTTTACAAATCCTAGAAAAACAGATAAAGAGTTTAACCAATTTATAAATATTAAATTTACAGAATATTTAAATAACACAAATTTATTAGCAAATATAGTTAAAGACTATGAAACAAATAAAACCGGTCAAAGCAAATATTGTGATGAATGTAAAGATTTGTATATATTGACTAATTCTATATTTGACAATTACATTAAAAGAATTAATATTCCATTTAATATTAATATTAATGATGAAACAAATCCAGACACTAAAAATAATTATAAAAATAAAGTATTATATTTTTTTGATTTAGAAGATTTAAAAAAAATCTTAGCTTCTGAGAATTTAAAGGAGTCAAGCGGAGATGACGAATTAAATAAAAAGAAAATCTTATGTAAAATTATTTCTGTAATATTTATTAAGATTTATATTATTATAAAATCAATACATGAGACATTTAATAACTATAAAGCACTAGTTGAAACTGATAATGAGCCATTAATTAATGATGATAGTACTTTAATTCAGGAACCTAGTAGCTCGGAACAAGATAGAACTAAAGAAGAACTCAGGAGACAAGATGAAGTCAAAGATGAAGAAAGAGACGAAGCTAGACCAAGAGAGCAAGAGCAAGACGAAGTTAGAACTATAGAGGAAGCTAGAGACGAAGCAAGAGAGCAAGAGCAAGAGCAAGAGCAAGAGCAAGACGAAGCTAGAACAAGAGACGAAGCTAAGAGATCACAACCAGAAGTTTTACCTGAATTAGGTCCTCAAACAGTTCCTGAGTTAGGTCCTCAAACAGTTCCTGAGTTAGGTCCTCAAACAGTTCCTGAATTAGGCCCTCAAACAGTTCCTGAACTTCCCAAAACAGTTCCAACGCTAGCTCCAACGCTAGAACAAATTAAGCCAAGTGTTCCAAATCCAGTAATAAATGAATCTGTGCCTAATCCAAATCCTAATGAATCTGTGCCTAATCCAAATCCTAATGAATCTGTGCCTAATCCAAGTCCTAATGAAGCTGTTCCAAAGCCGAATGAAGCTGTTCCTAATCTTAATCCTAGCGTAGGTGGAAATTATATAGTAGATAAAATTCGTGATTTTTTTCCTTTTACTAACTACGAAGAAGACCCACCAAGTGAAACTACTGTAGATCCTGTTAAATATAAACCAACCAAAAATTTATTTTACTCCATTTTTGTAATCTTATTTACAGATTATTTTGAACTCAACTCAAATAATTTTAGTGAAAAAACATTAAAAGAAACCTTAGACTCAATAAGTAATGAACAGTTTGCTAAAAATTTAGCAAAATTAGCAAAATATTTTTGTGATGAACAAAGGGATGATAAGCGCCACAAATTATTTGAATTGGATACAATTACAAGGCGCTCAATAATTTTTGATGACTCTATTGATACCTTAAGTTTTTTAAATTTAAAAGTTGATTATAAAAAAGAAAATCAAAGTAATTTAGAAGCTCTAAAGAGTAAATCAGGCGAATTGGATGGCTTATTAATAACTTGTAAAGACTATTTAAAAACAATATGCGTTCACATAGTTAGAGACCACAGTCAAACTAATACAAGCGAATCCAATCGCAACCCTTTAACCGGTGGTCTTAATAGTGATTATAATAGTGACCCTTTAACTAGCGTTCCTTCAACTAGCGATCCTTTAACTAGCGACCCTTTAACTAATGAACCCATTCGCGACCCTTTAACTAGCGACCCTTTAACTAGTGACCATAATATTGATATTAATAGTAATCCTAATCGCGACTCTTTAACAAGCGAGCAAAATAATGATGACCTATTTAAAAATATTAATTACAAAGCATTTGCTTTTATCAAAACAATTTTAAAGAAAATGATAAAACATTATTTTTATAACAGAAGATATTTGTATACAAAAATAATTAAAAATATAGTTGTATTTGATAAGAAAAAGAAACTAATTACCAAAATAGATGATAATTTGACTTATAATAAAATTTTAATGTTAACCCATAAAACAAAATATAAAATATTAGAGCTCAATTATTATATATACAAATATAGTAGTGCTATTTTAAAAGTATTTTATGATGAGCTAAATAATTTAGACAAAAATATTGTTGCTAAAAAAAGTTCTAATATAATAACTAGAGCTTTAAATTTTAATAGTAGTTATGGTGGAAAACGCAACAAAAACATAATACGTAAAAGAGTAACACGTAAAAACATAATACGTAAAAGAGTAATACGTAAAAGAGTAACACGTAAACGGAGTAATAAATAAACGAAGTAATAAATAAACGAAGTAATACATAAACGAAGCATTATATAAACGGAGTAATAAATAAACGAAAGCATAAATTAGACTTTTAATTTTTCTAGCAAATTATTATTATAAACTAGATTTCCAGACGGTTTATATGATTTCGTATCTTTATAGTTAGAACTTGATGCATTTGTGTTTTTAATTTGTTTAGTACTGGAAAATAATAATTCATTAGAGTCATTTTTACTTTCAGTAGGGGTTTCTTCTAAATTAGCATTTACAATATTACCAAACTCATCAACTAGTGTTCCTGTTTTTTTTTTAATCTCATTACGAACATAACTTGGAACCCAATGCTTCCAACTAATAAACAATAAATTGGGATGAGTATAACGAACAACAAACTTATTTTCTCTAAGCTTTTCTATAACATATGCCGTGCAATCCCTATAATCATACATAGGAATACCTATAATTACTTCAGGCATTATATACCAACAACAGTTTTCATTAACCAAATTTCTTGAAACATATTTTATTTTATTGTGTATTCTAACTAATATTTTATTATAGTTATTTACTATATTCAAGTCCTGTTGTTGTTTTTTTACATACAATTCGTCTATATTTAATTTTAATGAATCACCGTCATTGTCTATTTTATTTGAAAAATTATAAAAAGGATCGCTTGCCATATATATTATATTTTTTAATATAATATATATAAAATAACATAATACATATATAATTAAATATAATTAAATATATATTACTACTAATATGCAATAATATGACACATACAAAAATAGAGCATCTTGTATTATGTGGTGGAGGCCCTGTTGGATTAGTCCAATATGGTGCGCTTAAATATTTAACTAGTATTAACTATTTAGACTATAATAATATTAAATCTATATATGCTACATCAATAGGCTGTATTATATCATTTGTTTATTTAATTAATTTAGAATGGTCGTGGATGGACGATTTTTTTATTAAGCGACCTTGGGAAAAACTAGTTAATTTTACACCATATGATTTTCTAAATATGTTTTACACCAAAGGACTAATAAATCTCGAATTTGTTACTAATTGTTTAAAACCCTTATATTTGGCTAAAGACATAGAGTTAACAATTACATTAAAAGAATTTTATGATTTAACAAATATCGAGTTTAATTTGTATACTTGTAATTTCACAAAATTTAAAACAGAAAAACTTAATTATATTACTTATCCTGATTTACCAGTTATTGAAGCAATATATATGTCTTTAACAATACCTATATTATGTGTTCCTTTTTACAAAAATGAATGTTTTTATTTTGACGGAGGCGTACTTGTTGGATGTCCAATAAATGAATGTATAATAGATAAGAATTGTGATGAATCAAGTATATTATGTTTTAAAACTGATAAAACTTGTCCTATAGACTTATCTAATGAATTTTATAAAAATTATTATGATTCTAGCGGTAATCCAATAATTTGTGAAAATGATCCAATTTCTGGTAATAGTGATTTTTTAGGTAATAATTCTAATTTATTTGAATTAATTATTTTCATAATTAAAATACTTTTTAATAAAATTTCTACAATAGAAAATATAGATATTACTATAGAAAACTCAATTAATGTAGCATTGACTGAACAAACTATCAATCTTGGATATTGGATACATGCGTTTACTAGTGACACTGAGCGGTCTTATTTAATAAATCTCGGAAGAATACAAGCAGAAAAATATATGGCTAAAACTGTGTAATCATACTTTGTAATCCTACTTTTTATGTAGATTTATAATGTGTAAATGTTTCTAGAAATTGTATTAAATTAGCTTTGTTTGGTCTAGCATCATAATCATATACTTTATTTTTATATATTAATTTTATAGATGGATAAGCCTCTATTTTATATTTATCAGCAATAGTAGTTTGTTTGTCGCAATCTATTTTTGTAAGTGTAATATTGTAATTAGCACTGCCATTTTCTCCTTTAATATGTTCTTCAAATCTATTAATTTCTGGCATAGATTGCTTACAATAAGGACACCACTCTGTATAGAAATACAACACCAGTATTTCATCTTGCTTTTTAACATTATTAACATATTCACTATTTAATACATGCTTTTTGCTAATTATGTCTTTTATATAATTATTATATAATACTAGCATTAATGTAATAAAAAGTAACACTAATAAAAACATTAGCAACATATATGACCTGTCTGTTAGGGTATTTCTTATGAATATTTTGAAATATTCAAAATAATTATTCAGTATTTTAAGAAGTAACATATTTATATATATTTAATAAATAAATAATAATATTTACACATATTATATTATATTATATTGTGTAATATAAATAGTATTATATGAAGAAAACATATAAAAAAAACGTTAAAAGTCAAAAAAACGTTAAAAGTCAAAAAAATGTTAAAAGTCAAAAAAATAGATTGGTTTACAATAAAAAAGATTATAATAGCGGTGATGGTATGTTAACAAGTGTATGGGGACCTAGTTTATGGCATTATTTACATGTAATGAGTTTTAATTATCCATTAGAACCAACAAAACAACAAAAGCAAAAATATAAACAATTATTATTAAATTTACAATATACATTGCCTTGTAAATATTGTCGCATCAATTTAAAAAATAATTTAAAAAAACATCCATTATTAGATAAAATATTTGAAAATCGTTATAATTTTTCATATTATATTTATAACTTACATGAACATATTAATAAAATGTTAGGTAAAAATTCTGGACTAACATATTGTGAAGTTCGTGATCGTTACGAACATTTTAGGTCTAGATGTACTGTTGAAAAAAATGTATTATTTAATTATACAAAAAAGAAGAAAGAAACAGGTTGTACTACTCCAATGTATGGAAAAAAATCTAAATGCGTAATAAATATTGTTCCGCAAGAAACTAAATGTAAAACATTTAATATTGATAAACAATGTCTAAAATCTAAAATCTAAATATAAATCTAAATCTAAAATATATAATTTAATATTATAAATTATTTATTTTTAATATATATAATTTATATAAAATGAAAAATAGACATTCAAAAACATACAAAAAAGGTCTAAATTTATTTAGTTTAACAAAATCGCGTTTAATAAATTTAGTAAAAAAACTAACAAAAAAAATGAATGCTAATAAAAGATATAAAATGCGCGGTGGATGAGGAGGAGAAGCTATGGCTAATCCATAAGACTTTAACTCTGAAAAATAATAATACTAATATGATACTATTATGATAAATTATTTTACTATAATTCATAATAGTTGAGAAAAATAGTATATGTTAAATATTAATATGCTAAAATAGCATACTAATATTTAGTAAAACGTAGTAAAAGTTAGTATTATAAAAATTACATACCAAATGTGCTAAAATCGGTTAATACAGGTCTGGGTAAGAAGGCATTATCTATTCCTTGTTCATATTTAGGCATTTTTTTACATTCAAAGTTTGGCTCAGGACATCTTTGAGGTGCGGGACAAGGTGGATAGTCTTCTTTTGCTATGTTTTTATTAGAGTTTATAGAATTAGAATTAGAATTAGAATTAGAATTAGAATTAGAATTAGAACCATCCGAATTTTGCGCTAATAGATTACCAGCATAATCAAAGTTAGGTGTTTGTGATGTAATTGCCTTCATTGTATTTGCGCTGCTTTCTAATGTTGTTGCATCGCTTTGATTTAAATATGAATTTTTAGCCATTGATGGAGTAATCTTTGGTCCAAATAATGATTCCGCATAGTCTAATGGGTTCATCGAATTAACAGGATTTACTATTGGATTAGATGGCAAATTCATTGCTGTTTCAAAATTATTATATATTGGTGGAACATATGAAGCACCTAATCCTCCATCTTGTAATAAATAAGAATATATTTCACTATCACTATATCTATTGTCTGCACCAAACAATGATCCCAATAATCCTAAATTTAGATTTGTATCGCCTAATGTAACACTCCCTCCTGTTGATGTTGCTGTTGCTGTTCCTCCACTTGCTGTTTGAATTTGTGTTCTTACTGGGTCTGTTGGCGGATCAATAATAGGCTTTAATACAAACTTGCCATTTTTAATTAACTCTTTTGGATTATCTGAACCAATACTTGTAATATTTACATTTAACTTTGTCAAATGGAGATTTGAAGACGGTTCATAAATATTTCCAGAAAACTCTTTAATTAACATATTAAAATTATTTAGTCTAGTTGTAGCACTAGCACTATAACTTATATCTATATCTAATGTAGTTCGAGTGTTTGGACTAGAATAATGATAAAATTTTACATTTGATTGATCACTTAATCCAAACATGCCATAGTTTTTATGATACTCTATAAATAAATGGGGAGTAACACTTGAAGTATAACTTACATCATTTATTGAAAAATCGGAACTTCTTGTTACACCTTGCCTTGTAAGGTCGGTTAGTCCATTTGTTATCTTTAAGTATCCATTGAGAGTAGGAACAGTTAATTTATAATAAGTATAACTTAAGTCAGCTGTATTAGGTTCAACCTCTGTTATAAAACTTTTATGTTCAATACGAGTGATTGGAACACTAGTAGCAATATTAGCCAAACCTTCTTTAATATTTATCATATTAATATACACAATACATGATAATATTACAAACATTAATAAAAAAATTATTAATATATTATTTTTTTTAAAATTGAAATTCATATTTATATTAAATATATAATATAATTTTTCTATATAATTTTAATGTCTAAAGTTATTAAGTCGTGTCTTTTAAAAAAATATCATAATAATAATACTTTATTTGAAATTGGAATTGATGAAGTAGGGCGTGGGCCTATGTTTGGGCGTGTATATAGTGCTGCTGTAATTTTACCAATTAATGACACTTTTAAATATGAGTGTTTAAAAGACAGTAAAAAATTTAGTTCACAAAAGAAAATTAGTGAAGTTGCCGATTATATAAAAGCAAATGCCTTATTTTGGGCTATTTGTTATGAAGACGAAAAGGCAATAGATAGTTTAAATATTAGAAATGCGACTATAAAAGCTATGCATAATGCTATTAGTGCAATTATTGTAAAATATAATGAAACAGCCAATTGTGTTAATTTTAATGACTTAAATGAACAATTTTATTTGCTAATTGACGGTAATGATTTTAAATGTTATACATATTTTTGTAAAAAATCAAATGTTATAAAGCAATTAAATAATGTCCTTGTTGAAGGGGGTGATAATAAATATTGCTCTATTGCTGCTGCTTCAATATTAGCCAAGGTCGAGCGTGATAATTATATTAGATCCATGTGTTTAGAATTTCCTAAATTAGACACTTATTATGGACTATTAAATAATAAAGGTTATGGAACAATCAAACATATGGAAGGAATAAAAAAATATGGAATTAGCAAATGGCACCGTAATACATATGGTTGTTGTAAAGACTCAACTGTTAATGAAGATGAATTTTATATATAACTAATACTTAATACGAAGACGCCGTGTCCAATCTACTTTAGTATCTTTGTCTTTGTCTTTGTCTTTGTCTTTCTTAATGCTTTTTCCTTTGCTATTGCTAATTAGCAAGGCATGCATTTGTTCTTGCTTGTTTTTAATAAGTTCAAGTGTCTTTTTGAGATTAGTAAGCTCGGCGTTTAACTTTTGTCGTTTTGCATTTTGCTTAGTCTTAAAACTATTGTAAGTTTTCTTATAATATTCATAATTATAAGTATCGTCACTAGATGATGAATCTTGTTCATCAATATAATCTGGGTCCTTTTTTACATCATCTAGTTCAGTTGTATAAGAACAGTCAGACTCACTATTATAGTCATTACTATTAATATAATAGCTAATACTGTTGTCGTTTATAGTATATACATCATAAAGTTCAGTGTTATGCTCTTTAAATGGGCTAAATTGAACTTCCCAATAGTATGGGTCATCATACACCATGCGTGTCTTATTATTTTCAATTGAGTTGTAAAAATTACAAGCACCTTGATTATAATAATAATAATCAATCTCAATTAACGCATAACCATAATTATAACGATCTTCAACATAATATTCGGGTTCATGATGCGGAATAACTTGGACGTCCTTTACTTTAGCAATACTAAAGTCATCAAAATACTTAATGATTTTAGGAATGTTTTCATAAACAACATAATCAGGAATGTAAAGCATTTTCTTCAAAAACATAGTTGATGACGTAGTTGAAGACATAATAGTTTGCTAATGTATATATTTAACTATTTAAATAGTTGTTATTCAATTTTTTTTATTAGTTATTGTTTTTATATTGTTTTTATAATAAACATTATGCTAAAAAAAATTGATTACTTGTAGTTTATTTCTCTTGATTGTATTAAAATATAATCAAGACAAACACATTACACAAGCCTTAAATAGTATGGATGGACTAATTATAAACTATTTATTGGAAATAATTTTGAATAAGCAAAATGTTAAGCGGTTTTATGACCTATTGACTAATACACATTATTATTGTGAAGATGACTTTGAATTGAAAACTAACTATGGATTGCTAATGTTTATTGATACATTATTTTTAGATAAAGACGGTTATTATAGAGGCTTACAAGTTCCACAAGCACAACAATGTGAAATGCATCAATACATAGCTGATAATCGATTAAAAATATTTCATTATGTAACGTTTAAAGCATCAGCACATAATGATTTTGCTCAACTAAATTTGCTTGTTACTGAGTTTAAAAAAGATAACTGGATTATACTATTTGCTTATTATATATACGATAAAGCATTGGAGTTTTTAACTAGCAAAGATGATTGTTTAGACATAAAAAATAAAATATATGCTATTATTTGTAATCTTAGGCAAGAAGACGCAACACAAGTCTGTGATGCTTGTGAAAATGATTGTCCTATTTGTTTAGATGCTATGGATGCTAATAATAGTATTACAACTTTGTGCAAACATAGTTTTCATAGTGCATGTTTATATCCAATGTTTGATGAAGCTGTTAAAAAGGACACTCGGCAACCAAAAATTAGTTGTCCTTTATGTCGTGCTGATGTTCTTATAAAGTCAAGAATAACTTTTAATGAAACAACGCATTATTGTAGTTAATAAGTTAATAAGTTAATAAAACAACAGTTTTTTTTATAAAAAAAGACAAGACAACACAATATAATACACATAAGACTCTAATAAATAGGTGCACGACACAAAGGACATGGAACACATATCTTGTTATGATTTTCCTTTTGCTCTAAGTATACACGCTTACAATCATCCAAACATGCCATATGGAATATATGCTTACAAGCGGTTCTAACACAATGAGAAGTAAACAAATTAACATGATTGACTGAATCAACTTCCAAGCAAATAGAGCATTCCCAACCTGGGACATGTTTGAAGTCTAATGCCAATACTTCTAAAGGGATTACATTATTGGCATGACTAGCAACATGAGGCAAGCGATAATGTGTTGACATAGTTCGTTTGCTGAACCACGAAAAAGGACGTTCAAAGTCTCTATCTATTAGGCTCTCTCCGTTATTTTGTTGATAGAGTTCTGCTTCGATAGATAACTTGACGTTTATATCCCAAAAATAATTACTACTAAATTCTGACATAGACACACGAAGAACTTCTAAAGCCAAGTCGTCTTCATTGACAGAACTTCCAAGTCCATACTCATACTCTTTATCGCGTATTTTTAAAAGATCAATTACATGACGTCTCATTTCCCTAGATAGTACATTCCGAAGACAATGCTCGAACTTAGACATTCTAATTTTATGATCAATATACCACGAATGCGTTCTTATCCAACTATTCATAATAGCCGTCAAATGCCTAGAAAGATTGTGTGTAATAATGTTTTTTTGAATAGTATTTACTAGTACATTGATTGCATCATTTATTAAAGGCGCGTTAGCCTCATCGTCATACAAAGCACTAATGCGAGCATCCATAGTTTATAGTCTTGCTTTGCTTGCTTTGCTTACTTTGCTTACTATAGTTGTGTGTATGAAAATCAATTCAATTTTTATTAGCATAACAATAATTTTTTAAAGTTAAAATAAAGATAAAAATAAAAATTAAAATAAAAATAAAAAAAAAATAAAAAAAATAATCAACATACACAACACAATACAACACAATACAACACAAGAGTTTCAAAAACCACTATGTTATTATTCGTTCTCCACCATATTAAGGTCTATGTCTGGCAACTCGTAATGTAATGTATTATTTTCATTCTTAAACCACACAGCAGTATGCTCGTAGTCACATTGCAAAATACGGTCTCCATAATATTGTGCCCACCAAATTACGCTATTTGTCAACTTAGGATCAGCTTCCCAATCCCTAGACAACAAATAATGCGACGCGCTTTTCACAGCATCATACAAGTCGCTTTCCTTGAGAGTCATTCCGTCTTCCAAGTCCTTGCTCCGTGTCTCTAAAAAGCCTTTCAAGAACTCTCTCATTTCATCAGTGACGGCTTCCTCCAAACAACGGTCAAACTTTGCCACGTAATCTTCATCATACCACGATAAGGTTCTTCTCCAACAATTGATGACGGCCATCATTTCACTAGGAATTCTCTCCACATCAAACCTGTCTCGAACAGTATCGACCACTTCATCAATTGCCATGTTTATACTAACCCTGAACAACATATCGTCAATAATAAGAACACCAAACAAATCCCGAATCTCAGCAATCATAGCTGCGTTCATTGATATTGCGATTTTAGATGCTGCAATTTGTAGAGGCTATTACTAAACAAGCTAAAAAGCAATTCAATTTTAAAAAAGTATAACAATATTTTTATTCAAAAAAAATAATAAAAAAATGCAAAACATAAGACACAATACATGTAGTTTATACTTATTAGCACGGAACAAGAGTGTTAGCGCCAACACAAACCCAGCCTGCTTCCTCTTCTTCATATTCAAACTTTTCCTCTTCATTCTCGTATTTTGAGAAGCGATTTGGTTTAGGAATATGAGGCAAATGATAGCACACCTCCCCATTTATGCAGTCGTAATACTGAAAATGTCCACCGTCTCCACTCTCTATGAGGTCGTGCTCTCCATGTTCTAAAACCCACCTACAAGCCTCAGACTCCAGTTCAGCACCCATTGTTGGCCATAAGTTATTATGATAATAATACAAACTATTTGATGCGGTGCCCAGAGCATAATACAAATCTTTTTTTTCGGGCATATTGCCATTATCCTCATTCATCCACTTCACTAAAAGGTCAAACACCCTGGTCTTCAGCTCCCTAGACACAACTTTCCACAAACACTTCTCAAACTTTGAATATCCGTCATCGTCATACCACTCAGTTCTTCTTGCCCACATGTTCATGATTTTAAGCAAACCTTCAGGAAGATGCGCTATAACCATTGAACGCTGAATCCACTTCATAACAAAAGCATTAGCATCCTTCACCTCTTCGGTGTGCTCTTCGGCAGTCATCAAGTCCATAATTTTTTTAGCAATAATAGCATCCATAGTTGCTTTATATAGTTTGGTCAGGCTGTTACTTAACTAATTAAAAAGCATTTCAATTTTAAAAAAGTATAACAATATTTTTATTGTTTGTATTTTGTATTTTTGTATTTTTGTATTTTTGTATTTTTGTATTTTTGCTTTATTGTTTTATTGTTTTATTATTTTATTGTTTTTATTGTTTTATTTTTTTTATAATAGCGTTTATGCCTTCCTTCCATATATTTACATCATTCCACTTGTTTTCCTTCTCTGTATAAATATTTTTTATATAATCATTCTCAAAAGGTTCATAACATGAATTTACAAAATAAATATTGTTATTTTTATAATATTTTATAAATAGTTCTTGTAAATCGAATATATCTTTTGTATTATATCTACATAATACAATAATCGGTTTTGTATCATTTACAATATTATTAAATCTTTCAATTCTTCTATTATATTTGTCTAATACATCACTATAATAACTATACCATTTTTCTGTGATACAATTGCCTTGTTCTTCACCAAATACACCCTCACCTATATTATTTTCAAAATTAGTCATATTGGTTAATGGATAATCGTGTGGAAATTCAAAACCATAATGGTCTATTAATCTTGTTTTATTGTGATTAAAAGTAAGGTTTTTATGAAAATCTTTAAATTTAGTTTCAAAACATATTTGTATACTTTTTATGTTACAAACAATCCAATCAAATGGGAGAGCAAATTCTCGCAAATTTAACTCCTTCAATGCGGCCGCAGGTGAGCAATCAAATCCAATTGTTAAATAATTAAAACTCATTTATAGTTATATTTATATATAACTATTTATATATATTTTTTTATTACTTAGAATCTATACTATCCATTTCTATAACAACTTCTTTATTGGTATATAATAATGATTTTTTATTTATGAATTTTTTCTCATTAAGTAACATTTTTATTGTAATAATTACAATAACTTGTTCTACTAGCACGGAAAATAAAGCAATATCTATTTGTGTTACACTAATTAATATTGTAAAAATATATCTAATATTATTTATAAAAAACATAGCATTAGCATAAAAATATAATTGCAATTTACTAAATTCAGTTATTTCTTTTTTATCTGGATTATAAACATTCATATATAATACAGGGTCTCCAAATTCTTGAATAACAACTCTAATTACATCATTTACAAATATTAAGGTTAATAAACTACAATATTTTTGTGTAGTGTCAATTTGTACACTTATAAATATAAAATCATCATTTGGTCCAAAGCGAAAATATTTAGAATCACTAGCAAAATTTGTTATATAAAATCCTATAAATAATACCAAACAACTATTTAAAAAAAGACATAGCCTAACTTTATTTAATTGATTCATTATGCATTAGTTAATGTTATTAGTAATTAAATTTTAAATTGTTTCGCAATTTAAGATTAAAAAAAACTATGCTTATGTTGAGACTATGAACTTAGCCTATTTATTAAACAAGTCATGTGGAATAGGAGGCGGAATGCGACGAACCATTGTTCGCATTCTTGTTCTACAATGACAATCGCACCATTCTCGTTCATCCATGCGACGCCAAGAGTTGACTTGGCACCAATATTTATAGTCTTCAGCTGAAAGAGTGTATAGAGCAGTTTCTTGAGCTTTTGACATAGTTCTGTTATCTAAATCAGGGTCATAAGTATAAGATGTTGGTTTGTCTTTTTGATGTCTTATACAACAATCACAACGCGCTAAAGCAGCAAATAATTTCTTTTTTGTTTCATTGCTTTCCTCATCCATGTATACAGGTCCTCTACAACAAGGGCAGCTAATTAGCCCACACAATGAACCTTTAAGGGACGCAGCAGTCCATTGTTGTAAACATTTTTTATGAAATATGTGACCGCACGATGTAATAAGTCTTCGCTTACCTCTTCCTGAAATACAGCCATCTACTTCAATGTTTCCATCATTGTCTTCTAAACATATATTACAAGTCACAATATCATCAATCATAAAAGCACAAAACGGCGGCAATAGTGTTGTCAATTTAGGCAAATTAGGCAATTTAGACAAAATAGGCAAAAGTTTAACTTCCATTTTCTTGGTACTAACCTTATTTAGACTTGTATAAAATAGTAACACTTTTTAAAATTATAATCAATTTTTTTCATAGTCCATAAAATAACTAACATCAGCTATACTAAGGTTGCTGTTAAAAACAGCAGTCAAAAATTTAAAATTAAAGGGTAACATAATATGTGTCGCACAATAGTTATTGAAATTTAATATAAAACATAGTCCTCCGTCCAGATTTTTGTATAAGTCTGCTTTTGTGGTTATTAGAGGTATATTAGTTGTTTCGTCAAGATAATTTATTAACTCACTAATAGTTTTTGGTTGTTTAATTATACATTGACCCACATAATTTGTAGTTAATATATTAAGATTGTAATTTTGTATGTTACTGTTACTTAGTTTGCTAGCAATGCTATTTATAAATTGGTCTTTAACAGCATAGTTTGTTAACTTGTTATTATTGTAATCAATTGCTAATGTATTTGCAAGATTATATAAATGTGTGCTATTATTATGTGTTAATGAAGCAACATATGCTAAGCAACCAGAGGAATAACAATATATTGTTTTATTAGTTTTATTAGTTTTATTAGTTTTATTAGTGTTTTTTTGTAAATAACCATAATAATACCAAAATCCAGAATAGCCTCCACCATTAATAAATAGACAATCTTGACTTACATCATTTGTGCTATTAAATAGCGCAAACACAAAAATTATATATACTAATAACACGTCTTGTAGTTTCATAATTAATAATTAACAGTTAATGTTTAATTATTAATTTTTAATTGTTATTTAGTTGTTTTATTATTTTTAAACTAGCTTTTAGCTCTTAGATGTTAGTGTTTACGACGATGAGTCTTTTTATGGCGCTTTGATTTTTTACGAGCACTCTTTATACGTCTTCTTCTTGAACCTCCCGATTGTAAGTCATCAAGCTTTTGTAATTCATCTAGCTTTGTATTAATCAAAGCAATATATTCCTGTGCGATTTCTTTGTCTATATCAGTATTTGCTACTTTATATAAACGGTTAGCGTTATCTAATGCTATATTTAAACTACTCTTGTAGTTTGCTCGTGCCCAATCGAAACTACTTCTTGTAGCATTACTATACTCTAACATTAGTTCAGCATATATCAATTTAGTTATAGCTGTTTGAAGCTCTTCAAAAGCGACTCCATCAGCAGTAATTGGGCCGCTGTATGGATCTAATGAAGACTCATTATCATCCATTTTTTATATAGTTATATTATATATTAATTTATTGTTTATTGTTAATTGTTAATTGTTGATTGTTTAAGCTAAATGTTAAAACTTTTTAAAATTGATTACTATTTTTTAACTTAAAAAATAGTAATATAGATGCTAGAGTTTAGTTTTAAAAATTTTTACATTGATGGCTATGAAGGCTCTATTGATACTATATATTATGAAGGAACAGACCCTACTATTGTTATAACACATACATTTTATAATGAAGATGGAGACAAAATAAAATTATACTATTATGTGTCTAATAAAACAGGAAAGCTTACTTTAAGAAATATTTATGAAGCGCTAGACGCACAAACAGATGCTTATTTAAAAATATATACAGCTACTAATACTAGAAAACTGTATATTGAAGATTTAAAGCGTATAAATCCTATTAGTTTTGAGTTAATTACTTATGGTTATTTAACAGATGATGAAAATAGTGATTAGTATCCCCCACGTAAACGTAATACAAGGTGAAGTGTGCTTTCTTTTTGAATATTATAATCGCTTAATGTGCGCCCGTCTTCAAGCTGTTTTCCGGCAAAAATTAGGCGCTGTTGGTCGGGTGGAATACCCTCTTTATCTTGAATTTTGGATTTAATGTTGTCTACACTGTCTGATGGCTCTACTTCTAGTGTAATAGTTTTTCCAGTAAGTGTTTTTACAAAAATTTGCATTGTTATACTATTAGTAAGTATTATAAATTTGTTTTTATATTTTTTTTTAATATATATAATATTATATTAGAAAAAATGTCTTCTTATGACATTAGTCTTAATAGTTATAATGTTAACAGTTATAACGTAGTTGATTGTTATTATATATTTATGATGAATATAAAAGTTTCAAATGGTCAATTAAGTAAGACAACGCTCACGCTGAACTAGAAATATATTATAAGTCAACAGATTATGACGCTGTTGATATAGTATACTATATTGAATATGATCCAAATCCTATAAGAAAATATATTGGTTTGAATGTTATATGGGATAATGAAAACAATACGCGTTTTTGTATATTTTAATATCTAATCTCTAATAAAATTCTCTCAAAATAATAAAATTAATTGTTTAAAAAATTGTTTATTAATTATTTAATTAATAAACTATACTAAAAACAAGTGTCTTATATTAACTATTACTATGAAAGTGCTAGTATTTGATACTGAAACCACTGGCCTACCAGAAAAAGGTGCTTCAATATATGATAAATCTAAATGGCCGCACATTATACAACTTAGCTATATTTTATATGACTGTTCCAATAATAGTTCGTTAATAAAAAATAACTATATTAAGATTGATGAATCAATTATTATAACACCAGAAAGTTTCAACATTCACAGCATTAGTAGAGAGATTTTGGACAGTAAGGGCATAAATATTGTAGACGCATTAAAAGAATTTAACATCTATTTGAAAGACTGCGACATAGTTGTTGGGCATAATATTTCGTTTGATAAACGTCTAATTTTTGTAGAATGTTTCAGGCATAATGTAAAACAATATTTTACACAATTTAATAAGCAAGGTCAAATAGTAAAGCCAGAGTATTGCACTATGAAAAACACAACAGATTTTTGTAAATTAGAGAGAGTAAGCAATAATAATCAAGTTTATAATAAAAATCCAAAATTAAGCGAACTATATAGTCTATTGTTTCCTGATGAGCCGTTACCAGCCGAACAACACAATTCTCTTATTGATGTAGCAATGACTTTGCGCTGCTATGTGAAATATGTTTATGATTTTGATATAAAAGAAAGTAATGAAACACTAAGGCAATTCTTTTAAAACTATAATATAATAATATATAATTATATATTATAATATGAAGAAACATTCTACTAAGAAAGGTTATACTAAGAAAGGTTATACTAAGAAAATAGCAAAGAAAATAGCAAAAAAAATAAAAAAACAAAACACCTATTTTGGTTTAGGAGGTGCTCAGTTATTTCCAACTAATCTTAGTTATTGGAATACTTTTTTTAGTGATGAAGAAGAAGCCCAACTAATTGCTTTAAAAAATCAGTTACAAGCTATGATTCCACCTGTCGGTCGTCATAACATTGCTAATAATAATATATGTTTGGCTATGAAAGAAATACTTCCAACCTATTATGTTCCGGACAAAGCCGAAATAGAAGTAGTTAATGGTTTAACAAAATATCCAAATGAGCGCAATTTTTATTACTATAATACTATTTTATGTGCCGCGTTTATATTATTTGCACTATTAGCTAATAAAATGGAAAATCAACGTGATTGTAACTACAAATTAATTTTTAAAGGTGGAAAAGCCATTCAATTGGTTTTGGGAACAATATTAAGTGTATGTGAGCCAACTAGTTATGGGCATAGTGTTTTAAGTAATTTACATAGAAGTTCTGATATTGATGTGTTACTTATACCCAAACCAACTAGTATATATAATACAGAAGAAGTGAAAACATTAGCAATTAATATTTCTGAACTAATAAAATGGTTTTTAGATAGTGATAGTACAACACTATCATTTTTGACTCCAGATGATAAAAGAAATAAAAATAAAACTATTTGTAAACTTGCTGTTATGTTTGGTACTATACCTTATCCTTTTTCGGACATCGATTTTGGTATTATAACACCTCAATTTGCGCCGTCTTTCTCATCATCATTATTACACCAATACAGAACTACTATATTTGGGTTAGATGTTTTATTTGAATGTCAAAGTATTACAAATTTATTAAATGAGAAAATATACTATTATGGTTATTATAGTATATTAAAAGACAATTTAGAAAAAGCAAGGATTATAACAGAAGAAAATCAAAAATTAATAGAGGAATATGAATATTATTTGATAAAATTCAAAAAGGCAATTATTAGTTTAAATAATGGATTACATCTTTCCATAAATAATAAATTAGCTAAAGCAGAATTATTAGAAGAAAATATTAATTATTTTCTTGACAAGCTTCTAAACTATTATCCATTAATTACATTGGACACTTTGAAAAAGATTTTTAAAGATGTATATGCTGTTGGAGCCGAAAAAGTAACAAAACTGGTGCTTAGTAAAACAAAAGGACAAAAACCTCTTGTGCCGCCTGTACCTACTAAATATCCTAAATCTCCCACGCCTATTGACAATATTGACCCTACGCTGCTCTATGAGATGCCGTCTCAAATGCCTCAGCTGCCTCCTACTAGTGCTATGCATAATGCATCCGCTATTGTTAATAGTGCTATGTATAATGCGCCTCTTATGTATGGTGCGCCGTCTATGTCAATGCAACAAATGCAATGGCAACAACAGCAATGGCAACAACAGCAATGGCAACAACAGCAATGGCAACAACAGCAATGGCAACAATGGCAATGGCAACAAGAACAAGAACGACTACGGCTACACGCAGAATGGGAACTACAGCAACAAGCGCAACATTCCAAAGGAAAAAGTAGAAAAAAATAACTAATTATTAGTCTTAAAATAATATATTATGTTATAATATAATATAATATAATATAATATAATGGCCTCTGTGAATCAAGATTATTTAACAAAAGAAGAATTAGAAGCAATGAACTACCCACATTTACTTGTAATGGACAAGAACTATTCGTTTAAAACAAGTAACAAAACAAGAAGTACAAATATGAAAAAAGACGCAATAATTAAAAGATTATTAAAACATGGAGTTAAAAGAAGCAAATTTGATTCAGAACTTGGTGCTTATTTAAAATACGAATTTGAACATCCAATAGCAAAGTCGCTACCATCAGGAACCTTTTTACCACCTTATTTAGTAGGAGAAATATATAGTATGAAAGAAGAGCTTGAAGACAGAGATTATGAAATGGCTTTTATTAAAAATATATTTGAACCAAGAGTAAGACCACAAAACTTCGGAGCATTTTTTAATTTTTATATTCGTGGTTACATTGTTCGATTGCGCATGGACGGCGACAATGCACGATTTAACGCACATGTCGAAAATTTATATAGTCCAGACTTTTTTATTAAAGATTATAAATATTTAGTACAACGATTTGGAATAAATGCCAAGAAATTACAAGAAAAAGGAGCATATAGAGACACGTTAGGTCATCGTTCAGGACGTTACGGACCCCAACCACCATTTACACATACAATTCCTAGTCGGGCAATATATACTAGCTATGCTGACTTTAAACGCTTACATATTGATAAATTTTTTTATGAGCATGTATTAGCTGCTTATTCAATGATTATAGTTATTGGTGATGTGTTAGCAACTATATTTAATTATTGGAATACTAATTATGTTCCTAAGTATCCGCAAGCTAGTGCAAACACAATATTAGAAACACGTTATTTACCTGGGCCTCAAAATAAACCTGTTAATGTATTAAAAGTTTATATTGGCGGTTTAAATAAACACTTGTTAAAATTGCGCGGTTACAAAATATTATTAAATCCTAATATAATAAATAAGTTAAATAGTAGACTAGATACACTAAATGAGTATTTAGTTGAACCCGATGCTAGTATAGAGAACCAAGCAAACGCCAAATTTAGCATTAGAATTTTAGATAATGGACCCGCTCTTCCTAAAAAGCAACGGTCATATAGCCCGCGCAAAAAATCAAAATCTACAACACAAAAACGACTAAAATCAATTTAATAGTATTTTTATCTTAATTATCTTATTTTATCTTATGTTTATCTTATTTTTATATTATAGCCATTATATAATAATAGCTATAATGGCCTCTGTGAATCAAGATTATTTAACAAAAGAAGAATTAGAAGCAATTGATTATCAACATTTATTTACTATGGATAAGATGTATTCGTTTAAAACAAAGAGTAAAACTAGAAGCACGCGAAAAACAAAAGATGCCATTATTCAAAGATTATTAAAACATAGAGTTACAAGAAGTAAATATAGGTCAGAATTGGGTTCTTATTTAAAATATGAATTAGAGCACCCAATAGCAAAAGCTCTACCTTCTGGAACTTCTATACCACCTTATTTAGTTGGTAAAATATATACTATGAAAAAAGAAATTGAAGACAGAGAATATGAAATAGAGTTTCTTAAACCACTATTTGAAGCAAGTGAGCCACCTAAATATTATTATGGAGCATTTTTTAATTTACTTTTTAATGAACGCAGAGTTTCTTTGACCAATATAAGTCCGTCAGAGAATAATGCCGTTTTTTTTAAACATTTTAATAATCTATATTCACCCGATTATTTTATTAAAGATTATGGCTATTTAGTACAAAGATTTGGACTAAATGCTGACAAATTGAGAGAAAAAAGGCAATATATAGACACTAAGGGAATAGAATCAGGGCGTTATGGAGATCCAAATCCTAGTAAAATTCCTAATGCAGCCATTTTCGATAGTTATGCGCAATTTAAAGAAAAATATATAGCTAAATTTTTTAAGACATATGTTCTAGCAGCATATACGATGATTATTATTATTAATACTATGTTACAAAAAGTGGAAGATTATAGAACTAGTCACATTGCTAGTCTAGGCTCATTATGTAAACGTATTACACGATGCTTTACACGCTCACGAAAGGGGCTTATATATCCAGAAGATGAAGCATATACATTAATGCGTGAGCGTTATGAGAGATATTTACCAGGCAATGCAAATATACCAATTAATGTATTAAAAGTTTATATTAGTGGTTTAAATAAAATGCTATTGCTATTACGTGGATACAAAATAATATTAAATCCTAAAATAATAAAAGAGTTAAATAAGAGATTAACAAGCATAAATGACTATTTAGCACCACGCAATCCTAGCATAGTCGGCCAGCCAAACGCACAATTTAAGGAACGAGTGTTAGAAAGTGATTTAGAGTTTTCTAAAAAGCCCCGTTCCTATACTCCGCGTAAAAAATTAAAATTAAAATCAAAATCAAAATTAAATAATACAACACAAAAACGAGCAAAATCTGTTTAAATCTTATTTATTTCTAAATCTTATTTTTAAATCTTATTTTTAAATCTTAGTTGTAAAACTATTATATTGTTATATAGTAATAATATATGGAATTTATAAACTTACCTTTTACAAGGCGTAATTCATATAATCAAGAAACTCAAGAAAAGCAAGAATTTTTAACAAAAGAAGAACTTGAAAAAATACCACATGATAAGTTAGTCGAATTGGATAATATGTATTCGTTTAGAACAAAGAGTAAAACTAGAAGCACGCGAAAAACTAAAGAAGCAATCATTAAAAGATTAGTAAAACATGGTGTCCCAAAATTTAGCAAAACTTATGCTTATAATCGTCCTTTAGTAAAGCCAATACCTTCAGGGACAGCATTACCACGTGATGTAGTTGACCTAATTTATTCAATGAAAAAAACGATTGAACAAGAAGTAGAAGACAAAAAACAAGATATAAAAGACCGAGCTTATGAAATAGAATGCGTTAAGGCTGTTTTTCAACCAAAAACATTACCAACTAACGATAGAGACTTTTTTAATTTGCTATTAAATGGTTCTGTGATTCGCTTACCAATGACTGACCCTAATTTTAGAATGCATGTTGTTAATTTATATGATCCAAATTATTTTATTAAAGATTATAAATATTTAGTGCATAAATTAAAAGTAAATGCTAAAAAAATGAGAGAAAACGGCGTTCGCTATACACAAGGTGAATTAAGAAAGTTGACTGTGTTTTTTGGTGTAAAAGTAACTTTTACTTATTCACTGATTATTGTTATTGAAAATATAATACAAAAAATAGATGCCTATCGAAAAAGTCACCCTGCCCTACCTAAGTATCCACAAGAAGTAGCAAGTAGATTATTACAAGAAAGTTATGAACGTTATTATTGGCCTCCAAACAACCCAATAAATGTATTAAAAATTTATATTAAAGAATTAAATAAAATGCTATCAAAATTACGTAGCTACAAAATAATGCTAAATAACAGTATAATAAAACACTTAAATAATAAATTAGACAAATTAAATACTTACTTGGTTGAACCTGACCCAAGCATAGTTGGACAAGCAAATGCAAAATTTTACATTCGAATTTTAGAAAATAGTTCAAAATATCTTACTAAAACACGGAATGGTAGTAGTCCACGCCAACAATCAAGGGTTAAAACTCTTAAGCGAGCAAAATCTTTTTAAACTTATAGTAAGGTTATTAAAAAAAATTGAAATATAATTTTGCGTGAAATTGAGAGATTATAATATTAATATTGAATTTAAAATGAACACCAGTTTTAACATTCAAAAATATCGTAAAGATATATTTGAAAAACTTTTTTAATGTTATTAATATACTCAAATAAAACTTTATAAAAAAAATTGATTTAAAATATTATTGATATTATAATTATAATATTATGAGTAAAAAAATGAATGAAGATAATAGTAATGCTAAAGCAAAATCGGAAAGAAAAAAACCTGTAAAAAAAGACAAAGTAACAAATGAAACAGATTATTCATATTTAAGATTACCAGATAATGAAATTTTAATGGAATTAGACAAACAAGCTAATAAAGTTAAAAGTGAAGATAAAAAGAATATTTTAAAAATGATTGATAAAGCTCATAACTATTTATATAATTATGAAAATATAGAGGGTGAAGATGCGTTAAATGATATTATGAACTTTCTATTCATTAAATCTATTCAACTAATTATTTCTGATAAAGAAGAAATTGGTAAAATAGATTTATTAAATAAGAAATATTATGAACATTTATATGATGATAAAGAATTAACTAAAATTTTAAGTTATTTTCAAGATTTATCAAATTTATCTAAAATAGAATTAGATGAAATTCGTAATTTAAATGAATCTAATGATGCTATAAGACAAATGGGTGATATTTTAAAAACTCATGAACTTACTAAACAAATTTTTACAGAAAATAATTTTATTAAAGCAAGAAAAGCACCAACAATTCAAGGTTTACTAAATGATGTAATAATACCACTAAATATTACCGAAATAGAACAAAATGAAGATGTTATTGGTGAAATATATGAACATATTATAAATGGTTATGTTAAAAAAGGCTCAAAATTAGGTCAATTTTTCACACCAAGAAAGTTAATGAAATTAATTTTGAATTACAAAGAAGATAAAATTAATCAAATTATAAAGAAATTAGATAAAAAAGAAAAAATTAAATTTTACGATTCTTGTATGGGAACTGGTGGATGGTTAGTTACCGGATATAATTTATTCAAAGATAAATACAGAGATAGAATATTATTATCTGGTGGTGAAGTTAAATCAACTACATTTCAATATGGTTTAATGAATTTAATTTTAACATTAAAAAAGTTTCCAGATGATGTAAGTTGTGAAAGTAGTTTAACTCATATTAATAATAATAAACATCATTTTGTATTAACTAATCCACCTTTTCAAACTGATAAAAAATTTGAGCAAATTAAAGAAAATTTTAAAACAGATAAATTTACTGAGGCAAATAAAATTAAATTAGATGATATATATAATTTGAAACATAATAGTCCACAAATTCAATTTTTAGAATTAAATAAATATAAATTAGAAGAGAATGGATTATGCTTAATTATTCTTCCATATGGAGAATTATTTTTTGGGTCTTCTAATAAAGATACAAGAAAACACTTTATGAAAGAAACAAATATTACAGATATTATTCTGTTTCCTGGTGGTGTTTTTACACATGCTGGAGTAAAATCATGTGCTTTAATTTTTGAAAAAGATAAAAAAGGCACCACAGCAATAAATTTTATTCAAGCAAATAAAGAATGTAATACTTTAACAAAAATAACAACAGTTTCAATTAATGATATTGAAAAAGAACCATGTGCTTCTTGGCATCTGCGTGATTATTTAAAAGATGAATATATTGAAAGTCTTAGTTCAAAAATGACTAATTTTGAATGGGTTGAATTTGGTGATATTTCTACATTAGAAAAAGGTAAATTATCTAGTGAAAAAATAGATAATGATGAAAATGGTAATATATTACTTATAACAAAAGAAGTAATTAGTGAAACAAGTAGAAAAATTCAAAGTATTATTTATTATAATGAAGGATTATTTATAGCAAATGCTTTTAATGGTAATGGAAAATGTCCTATAAGATACACCGAAGAATTATGCGTTCATACTAATTTAATGTCTAGACTTGTAATAAATGACAAGTATAAAAATAAAGTATCAATTAAATATATTTATTATTATTTAAATTCAATCAAAGAGCACATAGAAACAGTATATGAAAAAGGTGCTTGCAATAAATCGTTAGATCAAAAGAATTTTAATCGTATGAAAATTCCAATTCCACCTTTAGACGAACAATCTAAAATTATTCAAAATATTATAGAAATTGAAGACACATCTAAAGATATTTTGAAAGGTATTGAAGGAAATAAAAAAATGAGACGAATGTATATGGAAGCAATGATTAAAGGGGCAACAAATAAAGAAATTAATAAAGTAATGAAATTAGGTCAAGTATGTAAATTTAAAAATGGTACTGCTTTAACGAGTTCAAATTTTATTGATGGTGAATATCCAGTAATTGGTAGTGGAAAAAAACCAATTGGATATCATAGTGAATATAATATGGAAGAAAATACAATTATATGTGCAACATCAGGAAGTGCAGGATTAATATCAAAATATAAAACAAAAATATGGGGTTCTGATTGTATTAGTATTCAAAGTAATAATATATTAATTTTAACAGAAAAATATTTATATAATTATTTATTATTAATACAAGATAGTATTTTTAAATATACTAAAGGATGCGGACAAGTTCATATGGATGCAAAAACATTATCTAAATTTAATATTCCAATACCATCATTAGATTATCAAAATAAAATGGAAGAAAGATTAAATTATTTAGATAAATTAGATGAAGAATTAAATAAAATGATTCAACAAAATGAAGATAATATTAAAACTGCTTTCTTAAATTCATTAGACGATTATGGAAATCCTAATGGTTTTAATATTGATAAATTAATAGATTTAGATACAAATGAAGAAATAAAAGAAGTACCAAAAAAAAAGACTAAATCTAAATCAACAATTTAATCTGTTGGATAATATAGCTCAAATTTAATAGGTGGTATTTTTTTATCTAATTCATTTATTTTTTCTAATTTTTGTTGAGAAGTATATTTTCTATATTTTTCTTTTCCAATAGTATCAGCTAATTTATTATTCATTAATTCATATGCTCCTAATGCTTCTTTTTTATCCCAATAATAAACCATATTTTTAGGATGTATATGTCTGAAACAAAACTTTGGATACTTGGTTTGTATTCCACCTAATTCAACAATCCAATTTTGTTTTTCTTTTAATTTATTATATGAAATTTCATCATATATTAAATTACTTTTCAAAAATCTTAAAAAGTCTGTATATTTATTATACCCTGTGGTACAATATTCATTTAATATTTCAGTTGGAATATTAGCTCCATCATAGCTAGTTCCATCACGAGGACCTTCTTTTTTATTACCAACTACAACAATTCCATTATTTTTAAATATAATATCTTTACCGCATTCGCCAATTATATAATCCAAGTATTTTTTTAGATGTTCATTTTTAGAATAATTATCAAATTCATCTTTATACAGTGGAATTAATAAATGTAGTAATTTATTTGGATATACTTCTTTTTTCCATCTTAATCCTCTACCAATAATTTGTCTTATATCGATATCAGATTGTCGTGGGTCTCCCAAACAGATAAAATCAATATAATCATTGTCATAACCATATCCAATTTTACCAACACAAATAATAACGCATTGTTTTTTATCTTGTTCAAATATTTTAATACACGTATCATGACTATTTTCTACTTCTATTTCTTTAGAAATATAAATATAAACATTTAATTTATCTTGTTTCTGGAATAATTTATATAAATTTTCTGCATTTTTACAATCATTAACATATATAATTCCTTTTTTCTTGTTATATTTAATCATTGATTCAACTATTAACTCTTTTAAATTATGATATTCTCTTTTTTTATTTTCTAGTTGTTTAACAATAGTTTCAATATTACATAATAATTCTTGATTTATTAATTCATATACTTTTACTTTTTCTATAACTGGACCAAATATAACTGGTGTAATTTCAATACATTCTGGTAGTGTCGCTGAACCAAATAATCTATATTTAGTAATATTATTATTAGTCAAAAATTCTGACATATTTTCAGGATTAATCCATGATGTTATAAAATGTGCTTCATCAAATATAATTAAGTCAAATACAATATCAATTTGTCTTATGATTTTTAATAAACTATTTTGACTTTGATAGCAACTTGTCATTATAAATCTTTCATTAGATATTAATAATTTTTTTATAATTTTTTCTTTGTCTTTTGATTCTATATCACTATAATGAATAATTTCATAATTACCATGTTTAATATAAAACGAGTATTTCTCTTCAACTATCTGATGATTAAGCATAAGTCGCGGAGTTAAAAATAGCACTCTTGCTGAGTTACATTTCACAATAGCTTTATAATATAAATGAGTTTTACCAAACCCTGTTGGGGCTTTTATAGTTGCTCTGTTATATGTAATTAAAGCATTATTTATTGGCTCTTCATAACTTGCTTGTAGTTCATTTCTTAAGTTATTTTGTAGACAATGTGGCAGAGGCCTAGGAATTGTTTCTTTTAATTGTTTTGCTATTAAATTTGCCAAATGTTTTTTGCGTTGACTAATATATTCTTTACGTTTAATGCTCTCGATTTCCTCAAGCGACAACTGTCTAGCTTCAATATTACGTTTTTTTAATTGTTCTATAATTAATGGAATAATTGATTTTTTATAAAATTCTGTTCCACCATCAATATATACATTGAAATTCTTAAAATCATAGCGCAACCATAATTCAGCACGAAGCAATTTTTCAAGCGGAACTTCAAATACGTGTGAAAACTCACCGCGCCTTATTTCACCTGTTATATAAGTTGTTTCTCTATTTGTAATATTTTGCGTTATACCTAATTTACAAGCATCATATAAATCATATGCTTCGTGTATTCTAACATAAAGTTGTCCGGCTTTTGCCATAAATAACACTGCTAATTATATTTTATACTTAATTTTAAATTAAAACATAAAATTAAAGTTATCAATTTTTTTTAAGTAAAAATATTATTAATGTTATACTAATATATGGATATGCCTTTGCAAAAGAAACACTTAACAAGGAAAAAGGCAAAAACGAAAGCAAAAGGAAAAGCCGACATAGTTCCTTTTTTACTTAAACAAAAATTAGCCACTCTTAGCAATAAACAAAAACAAGCTACATTAAAAAATATATTTTCCTATTTACCTAGACAAAGTGTTGAAGATGCTTTAACACAAAAAGAATTAGTGCTAAAAGAACTGGCAGAACAACCAAAACAACCATTTCAAATAACACCATTACCCGTTTATAATTATCCGTTTCAACAAACTGTGCCTAGAGGTTATGAATACAATTATCCATTAGTAAAAGTAATGGGTCCGCTTATAGAAACAGACTTAGTAGATAGCATATATAGTTTAAAAAAAGATGTTGAACTTGTAGACTACCCTAAGCACTTTTTACAAACATTATTTGCCAATTTTTTAAAAATCACTAAAAAGAGAAGAACTTATGATGACTATATTTTGTCGCGTATACCTGATTATGAACTACAACAAGTATTAACTACGCGCAAATTTTTTATAATAGATTTTGATTTTTTGAGTAATGCTCTAGAGCTAACTGGGCAAAAATTAACAACTCTTGGAAGTTATAGTGGAACTTCTAACTATACTAAGGGCGTTGCTAGTGTTAATGCTAGCAAAACAAAAAAATTTAAATCCTATAATGCGTTTATAACAAAAAAAATCAAAAATATTATTTTTGACCCTCTTATAAATGCATATAAAGCATATTGGGCAATAAAGCACACTACAAAAATAATGATTAATTATTATAGCACTCTTAGTGGGCGACAACCAGATCCGCGCCCTTATCCTAACATTAGACATTTTCCTATTGAACACGACGAACCTAATTTAAGAGGAGAATTACAACGCTTTAGAGATGTATGGCATCATACTGAAGTAGGAAAGCAAAAATATAAAAATGAATTATGGGATTTTGCGCATTATAATTTTTATCAAGAAGAACCCGAAGATGAACCGCTCAATATTCCTGAAGTAACGAATGTTCATGTATATGACGTATTAACATATTATATTTTAGAATTAAACAGGATGCTTGAATATTTAGCCACTTATAGAATTAGCGTTGTAAGAGAACTATTAGATGCCATAAATGCTGATTTGTTATATATAGATAGCAAAATTGACACTTTATATGGTAGAGGTTTAATCCGAAGTGTTGCTCCGCAAAATACTTTGTTTGATAACGATAGACCATACTTTAGAATTAGTATTCCTGATTTACCATAAGTACTAATAATCTAAATATTTTTTTTAATTTCTTTGTAAAAAAAGTTTATTATAACATTATATTATAATTATGGCATTAAGACAACCCCCTATTTTAATAAATCCTATAAATAGGGCAAAACCTAGACCAGTACGAGACCCACATTCAACATTACGTCATAGATACAACTATGGATTAATGTATAAAGACATCTGGGAACCAGATTTATTTGGGCAAATTTATAACGCTAAACAGCATATGGAATATGCCGACGCGTTCGATTTTATTAGAACCATTATGAGAGAGTTTGTTGAGCAAAGAGAAGATAAATCGAGAGACAGAATCATGGAAAGTATCCGAATAATTGTCTTTAAAACAGACTTGCTTGCTGATACTTTTTTTGTAATAGATTATGGTTTTTTAATGAATAAGTTTAGATTAAATAGAGACGGTGATTTGCCTAGAAAAGCATCTAAAATTCATGCTCTTATAAATGATGTGTTATTGCCTTCTTATAAAGCAGTAATATGTATTCAAGATACTTTAAATATTATGATAAAAATATTATTATATGCTAGAAGTAGACTAGAAGCTACTATAGAGGAACCAGTAAGGTCTGTGTTAGATATTATAATAGATGAAGACTTAATAGAAGAAATAGCAAATGAAGACGACACACGCACATTTAATGAAGTATGGGAAAATGATGAATCTGCTTTTCCAATACCAGGTGATGTTACTATTACTCCGCTAATGGTAATAGAATATTATGTGCACAAATTAAATAAATTAGTAGCCAAATTACATTACTATAAAATTAGCATAAATGAAACACTTATAACGCCGTTAAATCAAGGTTTAAAGTCTTTAAATAATAGTCTAAAACTAATATATAATTATGACCCAAAGTGGCTAATAGTTGTTGAAAATATGAAAAAAACGCGGTCTTTTACGCTAAAGAAAAGTAAAAGTGGTTCAACTAAACGCGGACGTTCAATATAAAGCTTTTACGCTAAAGCAAATTATATTATTTAAAAAGTATTAAAGCTATTTAAATAATATAGTAAACTATTTTATAACAAATTTACATTACATTTTTTTGTATGAACTTTTGCATGCGGAACTACTCATGGCGTCTTTGAACGACATGTTGTTATCTTTGGCAAACTTTTTAACGTGACCTATCCATTTGCCCGCGGTGCGTTTCTTTGAACCCTTTCTGGCTTTTCTGGAGCCTTTTCTGGAGCCTCTACGGGTTTTGCGTCTTCTGCCACCGGCTTGAAGATCTTCTTTGCGTTGTGTCATAAGTTCCATCATTTTATATATAATCTAAATATTTTAAATTTAAAGAAATTAAATTAAATTAAATTAAATTAAATTAAATTAAATTAAATTAAATTAAAATTAAACTAAATTAAATTAAATAAAAAATTAAATAAAAAATTAAATATATTAAAACTAGATTTAAATTACTAAATAAACTAATAATATAAACACAATTCTCTCTAATTAATCACTCTAATCTTCATTATTTATTGTACTATCTTTGCTACTTGAAGATGACTCACAATCATTAATATAGTTGGCACAATTTGTTAAACAATTATCCACTTTTTTTGCGACAGCTTTAAACTTATTAATTAGTAATGTTAGTTTTGCGACTATTATTGAATCACTTATGTATGTTATTTTTAAATTTTCTAAACCTTTTAACGCATTTATTAAAGCAGCATAAATAGTTTCGCATTCTTCGCTGTGATCTCCATTTATTAAAAATTCGGCTGTTTTTTCTATAGTCCCAGTTAAGTTTTCTAAATAAGTGATTGTGGTTTCTCTATTATAATTATAATAATATCGTGTGAACGCTGAAGTATATTTACAACTATCTACAGCTAATCGCGTTGACCCAATCAAAGTTATTACAGACAGTTTATCGTTTTCATTTAATTGTCTAATTACTTCTAAATCTAATAATACACTATCAATATTCATAATTATATTATAATTATAATTTACAATTATAAAAAAAATTATACTAAAACTTATTTATAAAGTTTTAGTAACACAATTGTTATAAAACATTGTTACTTTTATAACCATAAATCGTAATTATTTAAATAGTAGTCTACTAAAGCTATTTTTTGTGAATAATTAGAACGGCAATAATTACTACAAAATGAATGATTGTATCCTCTATATATATTCATATTTTTGTTAATATTATTAGAACAATACTTACAACTATATAACAGCAGTGGACTACTTGTTAAAGTATTTGTCCTTGGTATAGTATTGCTATAATAACTAATAACAGACTCTATAGAGCTATTAGAGCTATTAGAGCTATTAGAGCTATTAGAGCTAACTGGTGTAATACACATATTTGTAATATATATATAGTTCTTTATAAAATATGTAAATTATAAAATATAATATGCACTATTCAATTTTTTAGTGCATTTATAATTAGTTCTTGAGAGAATGCAGCTATTTTGACACATTTTTACCTTTGTAGTTCAATAAGTCATATATTTTGGAGGTAGTTGGAAATTCATCTTCGCCATATATATCTTGTAACAATAACCATTCAAATAGTCCACCTATATAGACATATAAGTTTGAAAACCCAAGTTTATATAGTTGATTATATTTTTCAATTACTTTATTATCACTACAATTCTCTCCATATATTAAAATTATAATTGCTTTGTTTTTCTTTAAATAGCTATTTAAAATCTCCTCTTCTTGTGACGCTGTTATTGTATTTTTGATTAAACAATCTTGCTTCGAATAGGCTAATGTATTAATTAACAATAGTTTATCATTTTTAAAATTACAATAATTTTGAACATATTCAAAATTGACTTTATTTATACTGTGATTAACACCCATAGTAACTAATTAATTAATAAAATATTAGTTTTATATTTTATTAATTTTAACATATTAATTTTAACATATTAATTTTAACATATTAATTTTAATAGACTATTAAAGAATTTGTTACTTAATTAAATACTAACGTTGTGCTTATAAATTCTTTTTGTATAATTTTAGAAGCATTTGATGATAGTTCTTCGCGTTTTTTACGTGTTTTATTTAAATTATTTATTACAGATGTGTCTGAAGCACTTGAGCTAGTTGAACTAGTCGAAGTATATGAGTCAGAGCTTTCAATTGATGTATTTGAATTAATAGATGTATTTTTTACTTTTGCTGAGCTATTTCTTAAATTCATATCATTTTCAATTGTGCTATAATTATTTTCAATATATTCTAATATTTTATTTTCAATAGTCCACTTAAAAAAATTAAGCTGTCCTAATGTGGTTTGGACACACATAGTATCTTTATATGGAACATTTATTCTATCCCACCTACAAAAAGGATCAAATTTTTTCTTGCTATACGCTTTAAGCTTTAATTTATAATCGTTATAAACTTTGAATCGTTCATTGGTTTCCGCATTCTCAATAACGCAATAATTTTTTTTTGAATAGTTTGTTACAAACCAATCTACTATACGTAGAGAGATTTTAGAGGTGCCGTTAATAATACTTATCATTTTATCAAAATATTCTGTGTTTTTGTAAAATAGTAATAGCTTATTTAGTAATATATCATTTTGGGTATCAAAATTTTGGACCATTTATTAGTAATAAACTAATAGTATTTAAGTATTAATTTATTAAATTAATTTTTTTATAGACTATTATATTTGACTATTATATTTGACTATTATATTTGACTATTATATTTGACTATTATATTTGACTATTATATTTGACTAATATATTATGAAATTGTTAATAATTGATAGTGCTAATGGCGCACAAACTTTTATAAATTCAATTAAACGGGTTAAACAGTTAGAATTTAAATTGGTTAAGTTAGCTGTTTCTAATTTGTCTAAGGTTAATAAACAAACGTTGAGAGATTATACATTAAAACTTTTAATTACTAATTTACAGTCAAAGCAAGCTTTAAAAAATTATGATCTATGTATTATTATGTGCATTAGTGCGTCATCTTCTATTTTTGATATATTAATTAAACACCATTTTATAATAGCCAATACACTAATTATTGAACCAATCATTCCAATGTGTTTATATATTAAAAAACATAAATTAAAAACACTATTAATACTATCAACGCCGCTAACACATAAAATAGGATGGATTAGTAAGTTATTAAATGGTCCATCATTTAATATAGTCTATGCTAGTTTAAATTTAGTAGAAAATGAAATAACAAATAGTTTTAAAGTAATTGAAGCAATAAGTAAGCTAATAACTTATAAAGCATTTATTGCCAAATGTGATGGAATTGTATTAGGATGTAGTAATTATAGTTTAATTAAACCTATTATAGCGCGCGAACTTAAGTCAAGCTATAATTTTAATGGAGAGCTAGTAGATTCGAGTGTTATTACATTTAATTATTATAGAGCACTATTTAGTAATACTTAACGTTACTAAGCATTAGTCAAATGCTAATATATTAATAGTATATAATATATTAATAGTATATTATATGCCATCAAACCGTTCGCTGAAAAAGCCACAGCCTAGAACAGCTAGCAGAACACAGGGTAGAACGGGGAGCAGAACGCAGGGCAGAACAGGGAGCAGAAAAGGGAGCAGATCGCGGAGTAGGTCTTCAAGTAGTTCTTCAAGTAATTCTTCAAGTAGATCGTCACGAAGAACGTCAAGCACGTCGTATGTGTTACCAGAACCATACTCTACACGTATGTTTAATTATAAAAACAGAAGAAAGACTCTGAAAAATAATAGAGGAGAAGTATGTAAAGCTCAAGATTTTCAGGTAAATGATAAGGACGATGGTTATAGATTAGATTCAGATGGTTCAATTTATACTAACGACTCACAATCACAATTAGTATATGGAAATATTATAGATGATACAGGTAGAGTACTTTATAGTCTTCCTGAACCAACTGGTCCATATTCAAAAACATCAGACCACAAATTTATAATGGTACAATTAAATCTTGATGACTTTGCTGGATCTTTTACGGTAGGTAGTGCTAATACAGGTTGGGAAGCTGATATAGCTCCGGAAATACCAAATGGAAGTGAAGCTTTCTTATTGAACAGACAAGACGGTTCCGATAAAAGGGCGTATTTTAAAAATTCAATAACAACAATAGTCCACCATTTTATTGAAAAACGCATGGATGCCTTTTTTATTCAAGAAACGAATGATAGACCTCGTGTTTCAATAGCTGATAGAACAAAAGTAACATTGAATTCAGATGATAAGTTTGAAGGGGGTTACCAATCAATCATTGAAGCTCTTGCATCTGAAATGCGTGTTCCAATTATTAAAGAAGATACAACATATACACCAACCGCTGAATCATATTACTCAAGAGGTTCATTTGGAGACTATAGCTATGTGGCTTTTTCTGTTAAAGTTGTTATAGCTGTTAGTATAGTTGAGCAGTCCGCTACTTATCCTACAATTCTAACAATATGGAACCATATAAGATTAGGGAAATTTGTTGCCTTTTATGGTGAAGATATGGGAAAATTGTTTAGCGGAGTAGATAGCACTATTGAGCCAAAGAATTATGGGCGCCCTATTTTATGTGTTCATACAGAATATGGGGTAAATTTAGTTAACATACAAGCCCCAAATGAACCAAATTTGGTAAAATTAAAACTATATAGTGCTATAAAAATGTTCTTGGCTAGAGCACAAATAGAAATAGAAGTGATGGCGGCAGCAAAAAAAATAAAAGTTATATGGAATCCAAAACTAATAGTTTTAGGAGGAGACTTTAATGATGCAAAAAAAAGTATGAGACAAATAACAATTAATGATTATTTGGGTAAATCACAAGCTTGTCTACATTATATAGATGAAGCCCCATTTACTTGTTGCACTGAAACTCCTTATAATACATTAAATAACCATCCTTTTGGAGGTGATTATATTTTAGCTAAAAATCCTACGGGTCCTATAACTATATTAGATGAATATTTTCGTTATTAGGGTTAGGGACATTATAAGTCTATAATACTCTATTATTTTCTATTATTTTCTATTATACTCTATTATTTTCTATTATTTTATTTTATATATATATAAATATGAGTAAAAGTTTTTGTAGAACAACTCGCCATCGTTGCTATTCTGATAAAAGATGTTATAGAAAATCATCGTGGAAAAGAACACATAAAATTAAAAGATGTAGAAAAGGAACAAGAAAATGCAGAGACAATAAATGTCATGTAAAGAAAATCAAGTATGCTAAAAACTATTAAGTCAAACTTTTGATATAAAGTATAATATTTAGTAAATTAATATAAAAACTAATTATTATATTTTAATGATGGACGAAACTCTATATAAAGCGCGTATTGCTGATTTAGCAAGTAATTTAATTGCGCATAGCTATGTTTATGTAACTATTAATAAACAGTCAAATAAAGTTGTCTTATATATTAAAAATAATGAAAATTATAACGAGTTAAATGATGATGATAAATATAATGTGATGCTTTATTTACAGCGCTACTATGTTAACTTGTAAACGTATTAAGTATAGTAAGCCTCTCGTCCGCGTTCGCGTGCTCTATACGCCATTCTTTCATCGTCCCATCCAGGTTTTGGTCTAAGCAATTCAGCATAGTTAACTCTTGGACGAGGGATAAATCTTGGGCGTGGACTTTCGTTTTGTAGTTGTTGTAACGCATATTGGTTAGTCATAATAGCCCGTTCAGTATAATCTCTTTCCAAATATAATGCTAAAAGTGTGGGGTCTATGGATGGTCTAGCACCACTACGAGTTCGTCGCGATGGACCATTAATGCCCGACATTTCTAAACGTTTTATTTCTGCTTTTTGTTCGGCTAAAATTCTTGTATTTAAGGCAAGTGCGTTAGTTAGGCGATTTTTATATTCTGTTTTTGCTGAAGGTATATGCGACATTATTTGTGATACAACCGATGGCTCTCCGGGATCAGCAAATTCTTGACCGTATGTTCTTAAATGGACGTCATTTAATATTTTACCAAGATAATTAGCTACTACTTTTTTCATACCCTTAGCTTTCATCTTTCTAGATTTTTGTTTTCTTCTTAAATGCTTTTTAACTCCTTTTGTTTTTGCCATAGTTATATATTATTAAATTATTATTATTATTTAAAAAAAATAATAATAATAATTTAATAATATTTACAATTAGACTTTATAATTACATTTATAATTTACACATTATAAAACCAATCACTAAAATAAAATTTGTCATAAGGAGTTGACCCATTACTAATTAAATTGTTTGCATTATAGCATCTATCATAGTCGTTAGAACCACCATCAACACTATAAAACAATAAATGACTTGTTAAATCACAACTTAATAGGTCAATATAGCCCATTCCTCCATATTTATAGCCAATAGTGAACACATTAGTTTGTCCTTGGCTACATAAATTTTTATATCTTGCTAATGCTTCTTCAACGCTCATAATAGTCCATGGTCCATAATAGATTTCCTTTTTTTGGTTGCCCAACAACTCATATAACAATTTAATGTTGTGGTTCAACCCTTCTGGAAGTTGTACATTAATAAATAATTTATTGTATTGTTGAAAAGGTTGCGCACTTTCATCATTTCTAAAAAACGGCTCGTTTGATGATACATAATCATTTGATGAAATTGACGCGGTTTTTAAGCGCTCAAGTAGTTTGTTAATAAGTGCTGTTTTTTTAGCAATAGTATTTGTAACACTAATATTATTAGTATTGGAGGTCATGGTTATATAAAGACTTGTAAACCATTAAAAGCTACTCAATTTTTTTAATAACGTTCATTTGTTTTGAGAACTTAAACTTTGTACTATTTTTTCGGCGTCGTTGTAAATTACACTTTAAACAACATATAATAGTATTTGAATTGCTATGTTCATCATAATTATTTAGCCTATCTAAAGTCCATTGACTTTCTTCTCTCACATTTTTAAATAAAATATGTGTATTAGCATTACAATAATAGCACTTCATAGAACAAGATACTAACTTTTCAATAATATTTTCTAATGTAATAAAATTATTAATATCGTGATAATGTTTTTTTATATCTTGTTGCTTATATGAAGATAGCTTTTTTTTTAATGCTTGTAAAAAATGTTGCTTCTCATAATTTAAATTAATATTTTGACCTTGACCATTACATAGTTCCTCATATAGCGCATTAATAGAAGCTAATTGTTTATCATAATTGTCATAATATGTTAATATATTAATACTTTGTTCTTGTAGTTCTATATAAGATTTTTTAGTTTCTTTTATAACATTGTTATAAAGTGACTTCACATTATTACTAACATCATACGAATTTTTGTAGTCATTATATTTTATACTATTATTTAATAGTATATGTTTGTTCATAAATTTACAATAATAATTTACAATAATATATTATTAATATATAAAATTAAAACGTTAAACTTATTATAATAATGAGTTTTCAAAATGGAGAACAGCTATTACAAGATTTGAGTGCTACTAATTTAAATTTAAATGAACATGTTATTGAAAAACCACCTAACGGGGATCAAGGCAATAAAAAAGATAAATCTAATAATTGTAAAGAACTGCAAAATATTGCTTATAAAACAAAGCGATTTAATGGAACCGAAATTGTTCCGCTTATAGTAAATACAAATAATAGCACATTATCAAATTTTCTAAACAATGAAACAATCGCAAATGAAAAGGAGAACTGGTGTAAATTAGACAAAACGCAAAAAGTGAAAAAGTTAGTAAATTATGTTGAACATTTAGAAAATAAATATACTTTATCAAGCGAAGAAAGTAATAAATGTAAAAGTTATTTGATTAAATGTTTAGAGCGAAAAGCATTAAGTAAGGCAAAAGATGTAAACTATGATAAAATAGGAGGCACAATATTAGATATACCCCATTTATTATTTGATATAAATGCGCGCTCATTTTTATTAAGAAAAGATGACAAACATGTTTCTACTGTAAAAAGCTTACCATTAGACAAAAAATTAAAGGTTAAAACAATAAAAATACATGAAAACGGGGCTTAAATAAATTGTTTAAATTAAAATAAGTATTTAGATTAGAATAAGTATTTAGATTAGAATAAGTATTTAGATTAGAATTTAAACAATTTAAATAGTTATAAAATTGAATATTAAATACTATATACTAATTATTTATAAGAACTAAATTAGTAAATAGTAAATAATTATGACATCAAAATATATTCTCTTTACTAACTACTTAATTACTAAATATAATATAGGCTCACTTATTGATTTACAAGACCCGCTAATTTGTGCTAATTATCAAGACCTATTAGTAAATATTAGCGATAGTATGTTAGAATTTATTAATACTAATTTAATGCAACTTATATACAATGATTTATACGATGAAGTACAGGAAACAACATATAATATATATTATATACAATTTATAGAAGAGCCTAATGCTCTCCGACTATTTAATATTAATGAAATTGCGGCAAAAGATTTGCTATATAATAGTATTAAAATATGCCAAAAGCTAGTATTTAAATTTTATATACCTCGTCGTTCATATGACAAGACATATATTATTAAAGACTCTTGTAATCAATCAATAAACTTAACAATCAACTTTAATAAAATTAAATCACAACTTAACTATTTAAATACTATTGTGCAAGCAGAACAACGAAGCAATGAATGGTATATTTTTAGACGTTCTACACTAACAGCTTCTAATATATATAAAATATTTCAAAGTGACTATAGTCAATCACAGTTGATTATTGAAAAATCAGAACCAATTGATGTTAATAAATTTAAGGTAACAAACTTAAGTTCGCCATTACATTGGGGACAAAAATATGAGCCTGTTTCGTTATTATATTATGAACATATTAATAATACAAAAGTAAGTCAATTTGGTTGTATTCCACACGCTAAATATAGCTATATTGCGGCGTCTCCCGATGGTATAGTATGTGATGAATCGAGTGAGTTATATGGCCGAATGGTTGAAATTAAAAATGTGGTATCGCGAGAAATCAACTCTATTCCAAAAATGGAATATTGGATTCAAATGCAATTACAAATGGAAGTATGTAATTTGAACGAATGTGATTTTTTAGAAACAAAATTTACTGAATATTTAAATGAAGAAGAATATTTAGAAGATGTGTCGTCTAGTTGTTATCATGGTTTTATTATGCAGTTTTATAATAATGGTGAAGTATATTATGAGTATCCACCATTTACATTAAATGCTATACATAGCAATGAATATAATAGTTGGACCAACGCACAACTAATTAAAAATAGTTCTAAAAACTATGTTTCAAATATATATTGGAAATTAGAGGTGGTAAGCTGTATTTTAGTATTGCGCAATAATTTATGGTTTAAAAATGCGCTGCCTTATATTGAAATATTTTGGAACAATTTGGTTGTGGAGCGCGATTCGGGTACATATAAAGAACGTTTAAGCTCAAAACAAAAGTTAAAGCGCGAACATGACAAAATAGTTAGTGATTTTCCGTCCAGTGGATGCTTACTAAAATGATTTGATTAAGCTAGTTTATATTAGCTTTGCATGTTTAGATTAGCTATAGTGTTGATAACAAAATTAAAATATATATTATTTTTAACTCTTTTAGTTAAAATTGAGTTAAAAATAAAATATTTAGTAATAGTATAGAATGTCGAAATATACGTGCGACCGATGTTTAAAAGAGTTTTCTCAAAAATCTCACTACACAAAACATCAAAATAAAAAACTACCTTGTCAAGATAATAAAGGAAAAATAGAAGACGTTGTTGAGAATATAATTATAAATAAAAAATTGATTTCAATTAATAGTGAAAATATAATCACAAATACTATGGACATGTCTATTCCAAAACTCACACAACAAGAACGTTATGATATTATTGAAAATATTACTTTGTATATTGGAAATTCAAAAAATATTATAACAGAAAATAAATTTAGAATGATTTATTTTGATCCACCATTCAATTCTAATAGAGACTATAAACTAAATTCTGATAGTAATTTAGGATTTTCAGACAAATGGAGCGATGAAGAGTATGAAGAATTTATAAGAAAAGAAATAGATTTGTTATACGAACTACTTGAAGATAATGGAACACTATTCTTTCATATTTCATCTAGTTGTATGTATATCCCTGAAAAAGTTTTGAGAAATAAATTTAAGTTAGTAGAACCAATATTTTGGAAAAAGTGTCGCTCTAAAAATAATGTAAAAACTAAATTGGGTTCAGTAATAGATATTATTTGGAAATGTAATAAAATTAATAATTATAAGTTTAATTTGATAACACAAGAAAAAGATGCGACTTATTTGAAACAATCATTCAAAAATAAAGATAGTAAAGGTAATTATTCATTAGGTCATTTAGTAACCGAAAATACAAAAAAAGGTTATATTTATGAAATAAATATAGGAGATAAAACATTTAACCCAAAATCAGGGTGGAGAATTAAAGAAGAAAATTTAAAAAAGCTAATTGAAGAAGACAGAGTTTATGTTCCTACAAAAAAAGATGCTAAATTATATAAAAAAATTTATCTACACGAACATCCCGGTAAACCTTGCACTGATTTATGGGATGATATTCATTCAATATCACAAGGTAATGAAGAAAGAAAGTATCCAACAGCAAAACCAGTAAAATTACTTGAAAGATTGATTGCTATCTCTACAGATGAAGGTGATTATGTATATGACCCTATGTGTGGTTCAGGAACAACCGCAAAAGCATCAAATAATTTAAATAGAAAATGTATTATTAATGATATTAATCCAGATATTATAGAAATTGTAAAATCAAGATTTATTAATGATATTAATTTAGATAATATAGAAATTGTAAAATAAATATTTAATATTTAACAATAACCTTACCAACACAGTTACTAATAAATGTATCAACTTTATCTTGTTGAATTTTTAAACACGGCACTGATACTTTATTTTTTTCACTATTACCCAATAATGCTGTTATTCCATTATTCAAAACTAATCTAATTCTTAAATTTGTATTTATTTCTGAACCGTCACTGCTTTTTATCCATATTTGACGACTTTGTCTTGCTCTTTGACCTGATTTAAGAATAAATGTATGACTTGTATTAATGTAAGGTTCTAGATTTGATTCATGTATTAGTATAAATTCTTTTTTTTTCACATCATTTATTATAATAGTATCAGTATTTTCTTCTGTTTTAGTTATTTTACTCAATAATTCTGAAATATCATTGCTAGTAAGTTTATCTAAATAATTAGATAATATATTAGCTAGTTCATCGCGAACACCACCTTTTTTTGGAATAGGTTTATCACAATTTTTGTTTTTAAAATCTGTTATTATTGATTTCAAATCTTCTGGAACACCTTTTGTTGTATTAGTCCAATCAAAAGTTCCTGTTTTATGATTTTTGATAGAAATTCCTTTTGTTGTTCCATCTTCAAGCATATAAGAAGCATCCCTCTTCTGTTGAGTTCCTCCTTCGTGTTTGAATGAAGTAATGTTAGAAGAATAATATTCGGACAAATGCTTAGTAATATTATTATCTGGATTAATGTTCAAATAATTAACTGTATCAACTTCATTCTTTATACCGCTTGCATGATTTTCTCCTTTATTTGGAAAAGGCATTTTAATGTGTTATGTTGTATTATATTTAAGTAGTTATCTTCATTTCAATTTTTTTGTGATATTTAAGGGAGGTTATCAGCATCCATAAAAATATAAACCAAAAATAAGATAAGAAAAATAAATAAAAACTATATATAAAATCGGTGTTTTAATTTTCCAAACGTGTAAATATATATATTATTTTTATTTAAAATTAAATTAACTAATTTAATTAAGACGTTATGAAACATAATAATAAAATTTCAGACTTTGATATGCATGTAATTAAGCGTAATGGAAAAAAAGAAGCAATATCATTTGACAAAATATTAAAACGCATTAAGTCGCTAGGAAAAACTTTTAATTTACAAAATATTTTATATGCTCAATTAGCGATGAAAGTTATTGATCAACTATTTGATAATATTCAAACTTCTAAAATTGATGAATTAACTGCCGAACAATGTGCTTCAATGTCGTCTCTTCATCTTGATTATGGGAAATTAGCAAGCGCAATTGTAGTATCAAATTTACATAAAAATACTAAATCTTGTTATTACGAAACAGTAAAAACATTATATGACTATATTGATGTAAATAACAACAGTTTTAGACTAATAGCTACTAATATAATGACCTTAGTAGAAACACATAAAGACCTTATTAATTCTATGCTTAATTATGATCGCGATCATTTTTTTGACTATTTTGGGTTTAAAACTTTGGAGCGGGCATATTTAATGCGGTGTAACAAAGTAATTGTTGAAAGACCACAACATATGTTTATGCGGACAGCATTAACAATTCATGGTTCAAATATGGATAAAGTAAAAGAAACATATGATTATATGTCGCAAAAATATTTTATTCATGCTACACCAACGCTTTTTAATGCCGGAACACCGCGACCGCAACTAAGTTCATGCTTTTTATTAGCAATTGAAGACGATTCAATTGATGGCATTTTTAATACACTAAAAGAGTGTGCACAAATTTCAAAATGGTCTGGTGGTATTGGACTACACGTCCATAATATTCGCGCAAATAGTTCATATATTAGAGGAACAAACGGAACATCAAATGGGCTGATTCCTATGTTAGGTGTATTTAACAAAACCGCACGCTATGTAGACCAGGGTGGAAAACGAAATGGAAGTTTTGCGATTTACTTAGAGCCACATCATCCAGACATTGAAGCTTTTTTGGAGTTAAAGAAAAATCATGGAGAAGAAGAAAGCAAGTGTCGTGACCTTTTTTATGGATTATGGATTAGCGACCTTTTTATGGAACGAGTGATGGGTAATAAAATGTGGAGTTTATTTTGCCCTGATAAGTGTCCGGGTTTATGTGATTGTTATGGTGATGACTATAATCAACTATATATAAAATATGAGAATGAACAGCGTTATAATAAACAGATTATGGCGCGTGACTTGTGGATTAAAATTTTAGACTCACAAATGGAAACTGGAACGCCATATATTTGTTATAAAGACGCAGCAAATAAAAAGTCAAACCAGCAAAATCTTGGAACAATTAGGAGCTCAAATTTATGTACCGAAATTATTGAATATTCTGACTCAAACGAAACTGCCGTATGTAATTTAGGATCATTAGGACTACCTATGTTTGTTAATAGCGACAAAACATTTGATTATGACAAACTATATTGCGTAGTACAAGTATTAGTACATAATTTAAATAATGTAATTGATGTTAACTATTATCCAACACCAAAAACGCTGCGTTCAAATTTTAAACATAGACCTATTGGGATTGGAATTCAGGGCTTGGCGGATGTGTTTTTTAAAATGGACTTAGCATTTACATCAGATAAAGCAAAAGAAGTTAATATTAAAATATTTGAAACAATTTATTATGCCTCATTAGAAAAGAGTATGTTACTTTCGAAAGAACGCTATGATTCAATGTTAAAATTACATGGCTACTATAAAGCAGGTGACTGGTCTTTTAGCACAGATTGTGAAGAGTGTAGGGATTATACAATTCATAATAATATACATGCTAGCATTATTTTAGAATTGCTTAATTTATCTTGTCCTATTAAAGCAGAATTAACTAAATTGGGATGCGCTAACAATCAAACTTTGGATAAAAAATACTTAGGTGCATATAGCTCTTTTGTTGGTTCTCCAATAAGCAACGGACAATTTCAATTTGATTTATGGAATGTGAAACCAATAGAAGGGCGCTATGATTGGACTACATTAAAAAATAATATAATGGAATATGGAACACGTAATAGTTTATTAGTTGCGCCTATGCCAACAGCAAGCACGAGCCAAATTTTAGGAAATAATGAGTGTTTTGAGCCGATTACGAGTAATATATATAGTAGAAAAACGCTGGCTGGTGATTTTATATTAGTAAATAAATATTTGGTGGAAGATTTATTAAAACTTGGCTTGTGGAATGAGGAATTAAAAAACACTATTATTGCTAATAAAGGCTCTGTTAGCCATATTAAAGTGTTGTCTCAAGAGTTAAAAGAAAAATATAAAACAGTATGGGAAATGCCTATGAAAGAAATCATTAATATGGCTCGTGATAGAGGAGTGTATATTTGTCAATCTCAAAGTTTAAACTTGTGGATTGAAGACCCTGATTCTAAAATACTCACAAATATGCATTTTTATAGTTGGAAAGCGGGATTAAAAACTGGAATTTATTATTTGCGCCGAAAGGCGAAACACCAAGCTCAACAATTTACAATTGAACCAGAAAGTAAAAAGGGTGCGCTAAGTGATGATAAAGAAAAAGATGGAGAAAAAGAATGTGAACTAAAATCAAAGATTGAAGAGTGTTTAATGTGTAGTGGATAATACAGTTAACATTTTATACAGAGCTTTGTAATATTTTATTATTCAAATATTTTATTTTTAAATAATATTTTATTATACAAATATTATTTAAAAGTTGTTTGTTATGTAATTAGTATATAACATATGACTAATTTAAATAATTTAACACAAGCGTTAAATATTCTTAATATCAATTCGCCAACTGCTTTAAATATTCTTAATATAGCTGCTCCGGCAGTTGAAGAATGTATGATATGTAGGGAAGAGTTGGAATGTACACAATGTTATACTTTACCAGAATGCAATCATAGATACCATACTAATTGTTTAATTAGTTGGTTTAGAAACGGCGACCCGCGTTGTCCTTATTGTGGAAATAAAGGTGTTAATAATAAAAGCATTGATATTACAGATCGATTTACTAACAGATATTATGCTTTAAAGTATAAAACACAAACACTAATTGATATAAAAAAATTCGTATTTTTGAAAAAATATGATACTAATAAACGATGCCTTGAAATACGTAAGCATTTTGATAAAATTAAAGTATTGGAAGAAAATTATAAAAATGAAAATTTAAAATTGAGAGAATTGAAACAATCACTCAAAGACACTCCTGCTTTATACAGTGAAGCAAAAAAAAATATAAATTGTTACAGAAGTAAGAGATGGAAAATAACTAAACAAATAAGAGATGAAAAATTTAAAATTGTAAATAATAGCTATATTATTCCATTAATAATACCGATGTGCGTTGAAGTATAGTTAGACCGTCGTTTATAACTTTAACCTTTAAGCTTTTAACTTTTAATAGTATGTATTCTCTCATTTTTGTTAGCGCTTACATTATTTTTATAATGTAAATGCTTACAATTTGTATATAATATATATTCTTGAATGAGAGAATTTTTGACTACTTTTATTTTTTCTTTAAGTTCTTTTATTTTATCTTTTTCTGCGCGTTGGTCTGATTTTGTTGTATGTAACTCTTCTTCTAAGTCATTAATGTTTTTTAATAGACTATTTAATGCGTCGTTAAAAGCGGTTGCTTCTTCTTTGGATAAAGTGGCTTTTGTATCTTTATATTGTTGTTTTTGTTGCTTATAGTCAGTTTTCATTGTTTTAATTCTAGATTTGAGAGATTCTATAAGAGCGTCAGCTTCTTTAGACAGGCTACTAAATTTGGTTTCTAAATAGACCGCATCTCTCAAATCTTCATTTTCAACACTTCTCATTAATATTGGAACATGAATCATAATAGGTTGAGAAAATTGTGTGGGGTCTTTTTCCCGATTTAAATAACTAATATAACCCGATAGTTTATTGGCAATGTGCTTTACGCCTTTTTCACTTAATACATTATGCGAATCCATAAATTGTTGTTTAAATTCTTCTTTATGAGTAGTGATTTTGTCAGAGTCATGTGTCATAAATAAGTTTGTTAATGAAAATAGTTCTAATGGGCTATTTGTAAAAGGAGTTGCGGTCATTAACAATAGCTTACAAGATTCATGCTTTGATACATTATAACTGGTTCTTATTAACTCTTCCATAATTGTTGTGTTTGGTCGTTCGCTAGCTTTTAAATCACCTCCATATAATTTGTGTGCTTCATCAATAATAATAAGTGTTTTTTTTAATATGTCTTCTTTACCATTTCGTTGAAGTAATATATCATAGATTTTGTTTTTCTTAGCTAACAAATTACTAAATTGTTTATAAGACATGGGTTCAAGCCAATTTTTTGATAATAATTGTTTTCGTTTAGCAATATCTGTCGGCATAATTAGGCCTTTCTTAATTTTATCTAATATTACTAAATGACATACTTGGTCGAACATATTTTTCCATACATCACTTTTAAGTGTTGTTCTTGTAACCCATAATATACTATAATCATCATTGTCAAAACTGCTTGTGGCAGTTGCTATACCAGTACACGTTTTACCTGTTCCCACTGAATGCCATAATAATAGCCCTTTAAATGGAGAAGAAGGAGTAAAATAGTGCGTTATAAATTTTTGCGTAGGATTAAGAGAGATAACATTTGCTTGAGCATTAGGATTAGCTATACAATTGTTTTTTATTTCCATTTTTTCCCATTTAAAATCCTTATGTGCATACGCATTTTTGATATAATCTCTCATATTAATAAAATCAAACTTTTTTAATGGATTAGCGGTTTGTAATGCGCTTAGGCTTGGACTTGGGCTTAGGCTTGTCTTAGGACTTAGGCTTGCCTTAGGACTTGAAGTAGGACTTATACTTGTGTTAGATGTTGACCCAATAATTGAGTTAGGACTTACGCTAACAATAGTATTGTTTTTCTCTCCACTATATAAAAGAATTGGATAATTATTTTTACTAGTTTCATCTGACTTAGCATAAAGGTCTTCGTCAAATGTGAGCTCTAAACTATCTAAGTCTGATTTTACATCTTTTTTATTTTTAGCGCGTTCTATAATTGATGGAATTTTTGTATAGCGCAGACTCCATTCATTATTTAATTGACTACAAAAATTGTTTGTATTATCTTTAAGATAGTTACAGAAAAAGGTGCGTTTATTTAATGTATTTGATTTAAATAACTTTTCTGGATGTTTATATTTAGTATATACATATTTCATAAAACTAACACTTACAGGAATATCATATGTTGGTTTTTTTCCGCATTTTCCTAAACATTTTATATTGTCTATTTTGAAAAACTTGGATTGCATATTTTGATTTCTTGATTTTGTTCCACCCATTAAAAATAATTTGTCTTCCATAAATTCACTATTCAAATCAGGAAAATTATGTAAATTTTTTGTTAATTCATAATCAACAGCAAATACCGGCGCTAAATTATATAATTGTTCTGATAATTTATTCATAGCCTTATCAAATTCGCTATAATTCATTGTTGCGTCATTATATTTTTCTATATCTTTAAATAATAAAACATCTTCATCTTTTTCATTTGCGCTTTTAATATAGTTTTCCATCATAAATTTGCTAGTATATAGTGTATTACGCATTAGTTCAGGAACTGTTAAATAATAATTATATACATATAAAGGCCAACCAATATTGTCTTGAAACTCTAAACCTTTTTGACCGCATGTTCTTGTTGCGCGTCCAATTGTTTGCTTTAAATCGGCAATTGTTAATGATGGCTCAAAAATATGGACGTATTTTACATCAAATAAATCTATGCCTTCTTTAAACCCACTATCTAATATTATTAACCTTATATTTTTTCCATGTATATTATTTGGACGCTCATTATACGTTTTTAACAACTCTTTTTTTATTTTTTCGTTAAAAGTTGTTCCATAAATCGTATTAGAAGATAATAAGGCAAAATTGTTATAATTCGAATTTGCTATATTTAAATAGAGTTTAGGAGCTAATTGTGATGGAATTTTCTTAGCACTAATTACATTAGTATAGCCGTTTGCTGCTAGTGCCGAGGCAATTATTTTTGCGCCAGCACCCCCATCTTTAACATCGGAAAATATAAAATGCTTAAACTTTTGGCCGTGATTTTTTTGGTCTTGACTATCTAGCGCCAATAATGTGTTTAATAATTGAAGCATTTTTGGTGAAGCATCGTTAATGTCTTTATTATATTGTTGCGGGTCAAAAACCGATTTATCAAATTTATGATGATTTGCTATTTTGCTAAAATTGGCTACTTTACGCATACATCTAAATATTTTTGCTCGATTCTTTTTGGTTACTTTTGACGAATTACCTTTAATAGGGCTTGCTTGATTAGTTTTATTTGTTTTATTTGTTTTATTGTTGCTTTCACAAAAACTATTAGCTTTATAACACTCTAAAATTGTGTTAAATTCATCTTTAGGTAACCTGCCACCTTTATCGGGATGGTTTTTCTTCAACCATTTCATAGTTATTGATTTATCATTTAATTTGTGTTTACACATTAATTTTTTACATGACATACTTATTATAATTAGTTAATATAATAAGTATTGCAAAAACATAATTACATATTTGTTAAAGTACAAAATCTAAATTTGTTTTATTTTTATATTTTTATTAATGTTATAAAATTTCTAAATATAAAATCATATTCTTCTTCTATTTTAGTATGATGGTCCAAGTAGTCAATAATAGTCCACTTAATAACATAATAATTCTCTAATAATTTAGCACATTTTTGTTGAAATTCTAAATTATAAATTTCATCTTTATTGCCGCTATAAAAAAAAAGCGGAACAGCACTATGCGTGTTTAAATTTATATATTTATACATATAAAGTGATTTAATACAAAACAAGCCACCTAATGTATGTGGTAAAAACTTTAATATATTAAATAATAATGTTCCGCCTTGTGAAACTCCTATTATAAACAACTTTTTATAACTTTTTAAAATAGCAGCTTCTTCGTTTATAATAGTTATTATTTTTTTTGTTTGATTAATAAAGTCTTGTGTGTTTATTTTATCTAATTTATGTACGTTGTTATAACAAGTATAATAATTATACCATGACTTAACATTATATTGCTTATTGTTTGGATAGTCTATATCCATAGTTAAAGACTCTGGTAAAACAAATTTAATAGAGTTAGTTAAAGCACTATTACATTTTTTAAAGTAGTCTATATAGTCATCAAAATATGAACTAGTATTATACATTGGATGTAACATAATAAACGTATATTTGTGTTTTTTTGCGCTTTTTGCGCTATAAATAGCAATATCCATAATAATAGTTAATATAATATTTATAGCGCAAAAAGAGAAAAAAAAGTATAACATGGAGTTAACATCATTAGGTGTATTAGACACGTGTACATGGTCGCTGCTTTTTAATAGCACACATACCTTTAGGCATCTTGTTAAGAATAACAGGCTTAGTCTTTTCTGTCTTACGCCACCATGACATAACTCGCCAAACTTCGCCTTCACATGCTAGAAGTTGTGCTTCCGCATTATTATTGGACTTACGCGGTAACACATACAAAGGAATTGGAACACCATTAATCATAGCATCTTTAATAACTACCGCCTTAGTATTCCACATTTCCCGTTCAGAAACGTCCATTGCTCTCCAACGCTTTTGACAAATGCCTTGCTCGCGTGTATGAGCGCAAAACAAGTTATAGCCAGTCGGATAGCGCACCTGCTTAACTACTTTTGCCTCTGTAAAAGTAGAATCAACAATATCAACAGACATCATAGTAGCCTTTGTCTTTGTCTTTGTCTTTGTATTTTTTCCAGGCTATTTGATTTAGCTATGAAAAATCACTTCAATTTTTTAAAGCTATAACAAATTAGTAATATTAGCATACGCATTAGCATACGCATTAGCATAAACGTGTTGAAAAAATTGATTAATATTTTATATTATAAAAACTATAATATAAAATAACTAATGATGACTGAAGTATATATTACATCTCAAATGCACAATACTAACTCTACTATTCCAACTGTTTCTGAAGCTAATCAAGAAGAACATGACGCTTATGTTAAATTTATGATTAGTGGCGAAGAAAGAAAAACATTTGTATGTACAGATTACAATTTTACATTAGAGCGTATTTGGAGTAATTCTAAATATAGAAATATTAGACTAATTACAAAGTCTAATGAATTTTTAATATCAGATAATAAACAAGAATTACTTAGTACGTTAAGTTATATGACAAAAATGAGGAATAAAAAACGTAATGTTACTAATAATTAGTATTTACGATTGCTACGTAGTGTGCGACCACTAGACGACAATAGTCTTCCAAGGTCTAACATCGGGGCATCTAGTTTTGATAATGCTCGACGAATGCGGGACTGCTTTTTTTTCTTTGAGGCTTTGACTTTCCGTCTTGTATTGTGTCCTCTAAATAATGCTTGTATTTTGGTAGCAACTCTATTTTTTTTACGTTTGCTATTTAGTGATAGTGGTGACGCATTAAATGAATCCATTAGTGTTCTTGAGGCATTAAATGTAGATAGTCTTCCAGAAAAATTTGGAGGTGATGGCATTTATAATATAGTATAATATTATAAAATTATAAAATTATAAAATTATAAAATTATACTAAATAACATTTTATAATTTTTTAAATTATAAAATTAATAGTTTGCTAACTTGTTTACTTAGACAACTTTTTTTTTGCTTTAGCTAGCCATGATGCATATATCTTTGGGTTCTCATGCTTTAACTCAATAAACAATTCACCAATCATATATTCAATACGTTCTTGATCTACATCACGCCCCATATCTATAATAGCTTGTTTTGCCTTTGATTTATTAGCTTTGCCAAAGAGCCGCTCTGCTTCGTCTTCTATTTGTTTGTGTGTTAGTGCTTGTTGTTGTTTTTTGGCTGTAAATTGTCGTCGCGTTCTGCGTCCTCTAAAAGCTGATTGAATTTTGGTAGCAACTCTATTTTTTTTACTTTTACTATATAATGATAACGGTGACGCATTAAATGAATCCATTAGTGTTCTTGAGGCATTAAATGTAGATAGTCTACCAGAAGAATTTGGGGGTGATGGCATTTATAATATAGCATAATATTTTATTCTTTATTTATTTTATGCTAAATAATAACCCATTAACTATTCAGATACAGGATTAATTGTTGCGTTTTTGTTTTGTTGTGTCAACTTTTTTTTTGCCTTGGCTATCCACTTTGCATGTTCCTTGTTGCTTAGGTCGCGCCATAAATGATAGACCATAGTATCAATATTATCTTCATCAACATCGCGAGCCATGTCATCGAGTCTTTTTGCAGCCTTTGCTCTAGCAGCTCTACTTTTACAAAAAAGATGCTCAGCTTGTGTTTCGAGTTTTTTTGCTTCTAATTTTCGCCGCGTAGCATGTGCTCTATAAGTTCTCTGAATCTTAGTAGCACTTTTATTTTTTTTACTACTATTACTGTTAGAGCGTTTTTGTCTAAACAATGACGCAAATTTTCTAGAAAAATTTGCTAAACTTAATTGAGATGGCATTTATAATATAGTAAATTATTATAAATTAAAATATAATAAAAAAAAGTATACAAAATAACATTCAAAAGATTATTGACTTTATAATACAATAAAATCATACACTTTTCTTGTTACTTCGTCATAAAAATTATTGTCTATAAACTGGCTTGTATTTGTTTCTTCGTTTCCATTAATCACTAGCACTAACCCTTGTTCAATTGCTTCTTGATTATTTAACCATACATCATGATAATGATGACAATCTTTTAAATATTGGAGCGGTATAGTTTCCCCCAGACGACCTCGCTGTTGCACACGCAAGTCACAAATCTCAGGACACGTTCTAATATAAACAATTTTTAAATCTTGAAAAATAGTTTGAAACTCTTTAAACAAATTTAAATAAATTATATATTCAATAAGACTCATTTTTTTAGCATCATATAGAATTTTTGCAAATACCAATTTGTCTGTATAAACGGAGCGCTCACTAATAATAATGTCATAATCTCCTTTTAGTGCTTCCTTTAACAAAGACAAACGACTAGTATATGCCATTACTTGAAACGCAAAACTGTAGCGCTCATTATTTTCATAAAAGTGCGTAATAATACTTTTTCCGTTAGCATCTCCAATTGATTCCCAACTTGAAACTGGTTCTTGTAAAAAGCAGATTTTACAATTATTGTCTTTTGAAGCGCAATAATTAGCAAGGTTTTTTTCCAAATAACGCATAATGCTTGATTTTCCAGAACCAATATTTCCATCAAGAGAGAGTATAAGTGGCGGCATTGCAATGTATAAAGTTTTATGATAGTTTGTTGAAACTAAAATTAAGATGTAATCAATTTTTTTTATAGTATTAATAAAATATTAAACTTATTTACGTAACCAATCTTCTGCTAACAATTTTGCGCCGTCACTATAATAAAATTTAATTAAGTTTCGTAATTGGTGAGTTGGTTCATCATTTAAACGTTCATCTGATAAATCTTGATTTCGTCTAGTAAATTTTTCCCAACTGTCTCTAAATTTCTGTAAATTCTTTATTAACTCTGTGCGCGTCATGGAACTAATTGGTTTGGTTGGCGGTTCATACATTCCCTTATAATTAGTGATTGGTTTACTAATTCTAATCTCTATGAGTTTTGTTGCTTTTTTTTTTTGACCTTCATCTAATAAATTATAAATTAATTCTAAATCATTACTTTCGATTGTTGAACTGCTCAATCTAAATAAACCTTGAGCCATCGCTTCTTTTGAACCTCTTGTTGTTACATTATATTTTTGTAGTAGTTGTCTTAATTTATCTAGTGAAATGTCGTCTGTTTTTGCTTTTTTTGTCTGATTGTTTCCTTGATTGTTTGCTTTTTTTGTTTTATTTACTTTAGACCATCTTTTACTAGATTTTGTTTGTATTATAACCCACATATTGCCGTCATTACCGCGTTTCTTTGTTCCTAATGTAAAGTTGTTAGCACTTTCCGATGGTGCTTGTCTTGTTATCATTATATATTATATAAAAATAAATTTAAATAAAAACCATTATAGCAAATAATTATTAAACAATAGCATTTAAATATTTATTACTCTTACTTAGTAAATAATTAATAATTACTTTAAAAATGGAGTTTATTATTAGAGAGAAAATTATTCCATTTACAAATATTAATTTGGCGTTATTTGCATTATGTTATTTTAAACCATATAACAATTATATAGATTATAATTATTTATATAGTATAAGCTATTGTTGGAATTATTTGATTTTTTTCACATTTAATGGAGCTTATTTAGTAGATAATACATCTTTTAAGAGAATGGCTATTAAAAGAAGACTTTCACTCCCTATTTTTCATATTGGAAATATGATTGTACATAATTTTCCATTTTTATATGTAAACATTTATATACCTACTAGCGTTACATTATATCATTCATGTATGGCATGTTTAACTAATTTAGCATGGTGTTATTGGGCAACATACGGCACATTTGATATTAAGTATGTTTATGTTTCAATAGAAAAAGAAAAACAAATTAAGTTATATTTAGCAAATATAAGTTCTATATTATATGCTCCGCTTGCCTACAATATTAATAACTATATACAAACACAAATTATATAATATAGCGAAACAATATAAAGACATTAGCACTAATAATAGTAATAGACATTTGTCTATTAATTTTTAAGCATTGGTGCCCGAGTGGTCTAAGGGGTGCGACTCAAGTTCGCATGGCTTCGGCCTCGTGGGTTCGAACCCCACCCAATGTATAGTTTTTATAAAATAACACATACTATTTTATAAAAAAAATATGATTTTTTTGAATTTTTGTTTTTATATTTTTTGTTTTTAGTATATAGTTTTTTATATTTAAAAGAATGCTGGTCTTACGCTTGTTTGACGCCTTAGCCGTGGCGGTTCATTAGAACGCACAGTTGGTGGTGGTGTAGTTGGTTGGTATGATTGGCTACGTTCTACTTGTGTAAACGCTGTTGGTGCACAACTCCTTTGCCTATTTACAACATTACCAAGAGACCTATATACTGCTTCACATTCTTCCTTTGTTTCACTATAGTTAATAGCATGACCTTCTTCAATGCCGATTTTAGATGCTTCTAAAATTGCGTCTTGATTTGCTCCTAAATACATTAGTTCAATGTTATATGATTCTTGTGCGCTTGTAATTAGCTTTTTTAACGTTTGCGCGTTAAATTTCTTACTACAATTTTCGCAACCATCAGTAGCAACATAAATCAAACACTTAGTATAACTGTTTGGTTCATGTAGTTTCTTTTCCATAAAATAAGTAAGACTTGAACCAATTGCGTCGTATAATGCGGTTTGACCACGAGGAACAAATTGTCTTAGTTCAAGAGGCCGCACATCTTCAATATTTAATGACCTAATTAGCATACGCTCTTCGTGGTCAAATAACTTAATTGATACATTTACACGCTCGCCTGGCTTTAAATCTTGTCTAATAATGTCTAATGTTGAATTAATACCACCAATAGTATCTGCTTCTTTGCCACACATAGAACCCGACCGGTCAATAATAGCGACAACTTCTTGAATGAACGATGCCATAATAGTAGTGTTTTAATATAATTTATATAATTATTTTTAAATCAATTTTTTTTTATATGTGTTTATATGTTTTATATATGTTTTATATATGTTTTATATATGTTTTATATGCTATTGTTAATAATGTTTTTTCAAAAACATGATTTACATTAAATAAAATTGAATTATTGATTATATTAAATAATCAATAATATAATATACACTATAAAATGCTAAAGCAGCAAATGCTAATTGAAAAAACTAATTATGAACCGCATCTTAATATTGAACTATTAACAGGAGCATACATAGAAAATAAATTTAAAAACATATGTGCGCGAACTATTTGTGATGCTTATGCTAATGAAATTTTAATAATTGAATATTTGAAATACAGGATGGCATTAGAACCTCACATATTTAGTGATGTAACATTTGCTATAGATTTGCCATTTGTTCAACATTATATTGAATATATAAAACAAGTTAGCATGTTTTGTGAAGACATTCCTGTAATAACTTATGTATATAATACATTATTGCGCGAACCAGGAGATAGGGAACTATGGCCACACGATAAAGCATCGCTAATCCTTGATAAAATACATTGCTTATTTGATATTGATGAAAACAAACTAGCAAATGACTTAATAGAAGTAATTAGTGAAATTTATTATAATAGTTTGTTTTAAAACATAAAGCATAAATCAAATTGCTAAAAAATTGATAATATAAATTTTTTTACTTATTTTATAATAAATATAATAAAATTATAAAAAACAAATGATTAATGATTATTATGCTCGTGAGGTTTATACTCAATTATTGAAAAATTGCTGCAATTTTATTAATAAAAACTGCTTAGATATTGGAACAAGAAATGGAGCAAATTGTGAAAATTTAGTAAGAGTTGGTGCATCAAGTGTAGTAGGTATTGATATAGATTCTTCACGCTTTGATGAGATGTGGGTTAATAAAAAAATTACACTTTTAAAGCAAGATTTATTAACAATGGACAATTCTAATAAATTTGATGTAATTACATGCTTTTTATGGAATATGCCTTATTTACAATATACTAATGTGATGAATAAAATCAAAGAACTTCTAAATCCAGATGGTTTAGTGTATATAGGTATTGCTGATCAAATATATAAGTATGATACACCTAGTCCTTATAGTGTAAATATTGTTGAATTATTAAAAAAACATTTTAATAATACAAGAATTTTAGATACTAACTGTTGCCAATGGTTAATAGAAGCTAAATACCCATTTTATTAAAATTTAACTATTTTTGTTAAATATAACCAAAAGAATAGACCAATAAATGCCTTTGCTAATAAATCAAGCATATTATAACCAATCATTTTTGTTGTTTCACTTGTCTGATAAAAGACGCCATATAAAGACCATAGTCCTAAATATAGCCAAAATATTATTTTGGATTGCTTTGTTACTTTAGAACCAGTTAGAAATAGTTTCCAAATAGTTCCATAGGTTAGAAAGAAGAATATAAAACCAATAAAATTTGCTAGTGTTCTATTTAATAAGTTGATTTCTCCAATATATCCAAAACCTAACATTAAAAAGTTGAAAAACAGGACTAATGCAAAAGAAAAAAAATGGACGTCTACTTTATTTTCATAACCCAAAACGAGAGATAATACTAATAACATTAATGGTGTGCTAATTACCCAATCAGAATAGCGCATATCATTTATTTTCTCTATTGGTAGTTTATGTTCAGAGTCTGGAATAGTTAATGAACCAGTGTCTTTTTCTGCTGTTTTTTTTATTTCATTTGTTATTTGCGTTTTTTGTGTTAGCTGTGTTTTTTGTGTTATCTGTGTTTCTTGTGTTAATACACTTTTTTCTTCTGATTTATCTAATAGTTCTATAAATACTCCATAAAAATAACCAGCAATAATTGATATACAAGTTTCTAAATTCATAATATGGCGAATTTGTGGAATAGGGTTCCTTAATGCCTCAATAAATGTGATTACTCCTGTAGTAATTAAAAACACATATGTAAAATAAAAACTATTTTTAACACTAATTATTTGCATTAGAACTAATACTAATATAGTAAAATAATATTATTATTAAAATAATATTATTATTATAAAATTTGACTTATTTGATTTATTTGATTTTAATTTAATTGGAATATGCTAAGCCACCCATACCCGACATAATACGAAGAACGTTGTAGTTAACCGCATATACGCGAACTTTGGCGGTATTTACACCCTGAACTGTAGCGTTCGACAATACTAATTGGAGAGTAGCATTATCAATGCGCGAGAAATTGCAGGTGCCAGATGGCTGGTGCTCTTCGGGTCTTAGGGCGAACGAATACACATTAATGCCGGTGTCTGGCGCACGGGTGTGGTGCTGGAATGGCTGAACGAGGTCAAAATATGTGCCTTCACGCTCCGAAAAGCGGTCCTGACCGTTAAGTTGTAATTTGGCAACTACAACTGGATTTTCACCCCAGCAATGCATGTCTAACGCAGTTTCAGCTAGAACAAAGGTGCCCGCATCAGATACACCCGAGTCATCTGCGTTAGCTGTACCCTCCGGTCCACGAATAGATGAACCTCCTAGACCACCGGCAATTAAACCACCAGTTCCTCCACCTCCAATAACAGTTACTCCGCCACCTACGGCATTTGAAACAGTTACTGGTATACCACTAATAGACCCTGCTGGTTGTATCTGATTTGCCCACATGTCTTCAAAAGCACCTGAAGAATTAATAAATTGACCACTTGCAATGTTTGTCTTTGAACCAAACGCATGAACCGCATTTGGTAAAGCATCTAACGCATCAGTGTAATTGAATGGCTGAGCTCCTAATAATGTATTTAGCGCCGAACCAGGGACTAATGACGCACAATAGTCAACGTTGGCATCTGGCTGAACGACCCAGATTAATTCTTTGCATGGGTGATTCAAATTTAATTTAATTTTATTGGATGATGAACCAACCGACTCATCACCTGTGAACTGTAACTGTTCAATTAAATATTCGTGTGGATTTTGCGCCATACGTCTGCGTTCATCAGTATCTAAGAAAATGTAATCAACAAATAGCGACGCGGCAGCTAATGACTGCTTGTAAGCATTGTTAATTTTTATGCCTTGTCCGTCTAAACTATTTACCGCCCACAAGCACTCTTCAATATTGCGAATGTCTAAGTTGATTTTAACTTCGTGATATTGTAGCGCAATTAAAGGTAGAGCTAGACCGGGATTGCGGCAATACCAGAACTGTAGTGGAATGTATAAAGTGGTTTCTGGTAGCGCTTTGCGTGGAGCGCAAACTTGGCGCACACCATTAGCCGAGCAAGGACCATCTACTTCCGCGAATGTAGGGTCGCACACATATGTTAATTGAGTAGTATTACCAATCATCTTGTAATAACCACGCTCTTGCTCCTTGGATAATGTGAGCTGATTCCAAATGTGCATCCAGTCACCATATTGACGGTCAATACGCTGACCACCAATTTCAACTTCAACTTGTGAAATTAGCTGCTCACCTGGGAAATCTAACCATCTAGCATATACGTTAGCTTCACTTGTTGAAGCTAAGCCTTGTCCGATTTCAGGAAGAGTTAACTGTAAATATGTGCGATAAGCTAAATCGCCGTTTCTTGAAATGGTGCAAGTAACACGGCGACCAAAATCCGCTTGTCCGTTAAATGTTTGTTCAATGGACTCCATCGCGAAATTAGTGTGACGTCTGTATGTGACCTTCCAGAAAGTAATTTGGGGATTACCTGTTAAATATACATCTTGAGCGCCATAGGCGACTAATTGCATTAAACCACCAGCCATTTTTTTATAATATTCCTAAAGAAAAAAAATTTTTACAATTAATTTAATTATTAATTAATTATTAATTATTTAATTATTAATTAATTATTAATTAATTATTAAAAATTAATAATTGTATAAATATTATAATTCAATATATTGTAATATAATAATAAACATTATAATATACTAATATTATAAGTAGCTATGAAAAAAGCAAATATTATTAAAACAACATTGGATAGTAAGCATAATGAAATAAGTAATTCATTTAAACAAAACGAGGAAGTAATTATTCCTAAATATTTAAAAATTATAGAAAAGCTGGAATCATTATTACAAAATTCTAATAATAGTCTTAAAAATCAAACACTAATTGAAAATATAAAAAAATATAAAAATTTAATCCATTCTCTTGAGAGAAAAAAGAATGAATATTATTTAAATAACTCAAAATATATATTTGATTACTTTGAAAATAAAAAAAATATTTCTAATTCTAATAGCGATTTAATAACAACTAATCCAAACAAAAATGATATAATACACAAATTTTTTTCTACATCACATAATGACGAATATAATGGAACTAATTCTAATTCTAATTCTAATGCTAGTGCTAGTTCTAATGCTAATGCTAACAATAGCACAAAAAATTCAATTGATAAATATTTTAACAATATTGATTATTTATATTTAAATTATGACAATTTTATATATCCTTCTGATATTTGTAGTGTGTGTAATAGAGGTGAAATGGTTTATGTGGAGTCTGACGGCATATCGGTTTGTAATAATTGCTCTAATATTATTAAAAATTTAATTGAAATCGATAAACCATCATATAAAGAACCACCTAAAGAAGTTTCTTTTTATGCTTATAAACGAATTAATCATTTAAAGGAAATATTGGCACAATTTCAGGCAAAAGAAAGCACAAATATTCCTGATGAAGTGTTTGAAAATATTAAATATAAAATCAAAAAAGAACGCATTAGCATTAATGAGCTAACAAATAATAAAACAAAGGAAATTTTGAAGAATTTAGGTTATAATAAATATTATGAACATATACCATTTATTAAAGATAAATTAGG